TATTCAATAATGCTAGACAAGTTATGGGCCATAATATTATTGGATATGACTTAGCTGTATTAAAGAAGCTATTCAACTATGAATTACCTAAGAGCGTAAAAGCTGTAGATACACTTATTCTTTCACAAGTATTAGACTATAGGAGGTTCGGTAATGATGGGCATGGTTTAAAACGTTGGGGTGAATATTTAGAGTTTCCTAAACAAGAGTTTGAAGACTGGTCTGGATATTCTGAACAAATGGGTGAATACTGTAATAACGACGTTTCATTAAATGTCAAGGTATTAGAGATATTAAAGCAGGAATTGATTGAAGTATCTGAGAAGAGTCCTAAAGTCAAAGAGTATATTAAAGTAGAACATGCAGTAAGTAAGTGGTGTGCCGAAGCTAACTTAGGTGGATGGCCATTTGATTTAGATAAAGCACATATACTTTATGACAGATTACAAGTTGAAATGGATAAGACGTATACTGCACTAAATTCAAAACTTGGCTTAAAGATAGTAGCTGTAGATAAGAAGCTTGGTATCGTAGAAGTAAAGAAACCTAAATATAGAAAGGATGGATGCTATGATGCGCATACTGCTCGGTGGTTTGATGTGGATCCTTGGAGTGGGTTCGATCCTGATGATCGCATTGTCGATGGTGAGTATTGCCGTATTCAAGTCGAACCTCTTAGTCTGGACTCGGTAACAGATGTAAAGATATTTCTATATAGACATGGTTGGGTTCCTAATGATTGGAATTATAAAGCTGATCCTATTACAGGAAGAAAAGCGAAAACTACACCTAAGATTACAGAAGATAGTTTAGAATTCTTAGGTGGTGATGGTAAGCTCTATAAAGATTTCTTAACTGCAAAGGCTAGGCAAGGCATTTTAACAACATGGTTAAAGAACGTAGATGATCAAGGCAATCTGCACGGTGATTGTATGACAATTGGTACACCAAGTATGCGTGCTAGACACTCTATTATTGTTAACGTACCGTCAGGAGATTCACCATGGGGTAGAGAAATGCGGGAATTGTTCTCATGTAAGCCTGGCTGGAAGCTTGTAGGCTGTGATTCATCAGGTAATCAAGCTAGAGGCTTAGCACATTATTTGAATGATGCTACATTTATTGATACATTACTTAATGGTGATATTCATCAATTTAATGCTGATATTCTTACTGAGATCTTAAAGAAAGATTTAAAGATGAATTATGTAGTACCAAGAGCGAATGCTAAGAGAATTCTATACGCATTCTTATTCGGAGCCAGTGGTGGAAAGCTTTGGTCATATATCTTTGGCTCACATGATGATGTTAAAGGTAAGAAATTGAAATCAGGCTTTATTAAAGCTGTTCCAGGATTTAAAGACTTAAGTGAAAAGTTGGAGAAAATATATGGAAACACAAAGAAAAAGGGAGATGGTTATATCCCTAGCTTGGCTGGTACTCGTGTGTATGTTGACAGCTTCCATAAGCTTCTTGTCTATCTACTGCAATCAGCAGAGAAAATTACTTGCGGAGCAGCATGTATGCTTGCAATGGAGCGACTCGAATCTGCAGGAATTCCGTACCAACCCTTGATTATGATGCATGATGAGATTGATTTTATGGTACCTGAAGAGTTTGCTGAACAAGCAGCTGAGATAGGTAAACAAGCGTTTGCAGACGGCCCTAAACTATTTGGTGTGGAGATTATGGATGGAAGCGGAAAGATCGGTAACGATTGGTACGAGATTCACTAGTATTGATAGTGTATTATCAATGCAGGATTTTCTGCGATTAAGACAATATTGTAGAACATCAAATTATAAACGAATGCCTAAAGGTAATGGCACATTTGTTTATTATGCTGACATGCCTAGAGATATTAATGATAATATTAACAAAATTATTAATGAAACACTAGGAAAGAATTTAAAGGATATCATATCATTTGTTCGTTTGAATACTAGCAAACATGACACAGAATTTAGAATACATGCGGATCAAGACATATTTGGTCGAACACCAACTGTAGCCGCGCTCTTTTACTTAGACAGTAGTGATATAACAGGCACAGCTTTCTTCAGTCATCCTGTGTATGGCAACTATGCTAAAGCTAAAGAGCATTATATATTTGACGAAGATGATGGACAATGGTCAATAGATGAATTCTTTAACGCAAAGGCAAATACATTGTTGATCTATGATGCAAAGCTATATCACGGTCGACAGCCATGGTTATCTGAAGGCATCAATCAAAGAAACGGCAGAATTGTAATAGTTAAATTTATGAGAGAAAATGATGAATAAAGAGCAATATTTACTTGTATGTTTAATGGAAGAACTATCAGAAGCTGCACAGGAAGCATCTAAATGTTTAAGGTTTACACTTGATCATAAATACGAGCTGTATGAAAAGACTAACAAAGAAAAGCTTAAATCAGAACTTTCTGATGTACAAGCTATCTTAATACTTCTTTCATCAGAATGCAATATTCGATTGAATTGTGAAAGAGTACCTGACATTAGAGACAAAATTGATCGCACATTATTAAGAATGAAATTGTCTCAGGAAATGGGAGTTTTAGATGCTGATAGCATTGATTGATGGTGATATACTTGCCCACAACTGCTGTTACAACCGTACTGATGGTGTCACATATCTTGATGATGAGGGTAACGTAATACCTCAAGTATTCACTAAAGAAGAAGATACAGAGTATCGTAAAGCAATATGGCATAACTTTGAAAAAATGCTAGAAGTAATCATGGAAGAAACATTTGCAAGTGATTATTGTATGGCTGTTAAGGGTGAAGGCAACTATAGAGACGAAATATTTGTAGATTATAAGAAGCATCGTACAGTTGGTCCGCCTAACTTCTTTGTGCCGTTTGTAAGAAAGATGGCAGTAATGCAAGAGATTGCTGTAGCTGCAGATGGACGCGAAGCTGATGATCTGTTACGTATATGGGCAAATGAATGCAGGTCTCATAATATAGATTATGTTATATGCTCAATAGATAAGGATCTATTAATGATTCCTGGAAAGCACTATAATATAAAGCATAAAACAATTACAGAAGTCTCAGAGCTTGATGCTAAAAGAAACTTCTACGAACAAGTATTAAAAGGTGATGCCACGGATAATATACCTGGCATTTGGAAAATGGGCCCAGTGAAAGCATCAAAAGCTTTAGCACATTGCACAACAGATGAGGAATTCCAAGAGGCAGTAATTGAACAATATATAAAAGCTAATGGTGATGAATGGCCTGAATATTTATTAGTTAATGCAAAGCTCATCAACATCCAGAATACATATGATGATTATTTCTGTTTTGATAACTGGCCATTAGCACAGGAAATTAGAGATGGCTGAATTTAAAGGTAAAATAAACCACACCGTGTCCAATTCAGATATTAGTAAATTTGATAATGGACACTGGTGTTTTAATAGACAGATGAACGTAGGAAATAAACAATATGTGGGATTCATCTACATTATATATGATACGGTCTTGGATAGATTCTATCTTGGCAAGAAGAATTACAGATCATATGGTAAAGCTACTTATGGACAAGAATCTGATTGGCGTAGATATAAATCTAGCTCTAACAGTTTGGCGGCTCATTTCGCTAGCAGACCGAAGAAAGAGTTCAAGTTTATTGTCCTTGATGAATACACTACCAAAGGCTCCTTAGCTTGGGCAGAGACATGGTCATTATGCCATGTTGAAACCCCAGTAACACTCAAGTGGTATAATAAACAAATCGAGAAAGTATCATGGGATGTCAAAGAAAATGTATCACACGATCACAGAGTACGATTAACTATGATTACTAAAATGTCACCAGAATGTTTAATTCAATGGCCAAAAGATGGGTAAAATAGTAATTCACAATCAACCATGTCCAAATCCAGATTGCGGTTCTTCAGATGCACTTCAGATCTATGAGAACGGCACAGCTACATGCTTTAGCTGTCAAACTTGGTTTCCCGCTAACAAAAATAAGGAGTTCACTCACGTGGAAAAACCTAAGAAACCTTTTGTACTAGATGTAGAAAAACTAAGAGTTGCTGGCTTTAAAGATAGAAAGATATCTAAGGAAGTAGCGGAATTCTTTGATGTTAAATCAGCATTTAATGAAGATGGCGAAGTAGATACACACTATTATCCTTACGGCGAAGGTGTTTATAAAGTTAGAAAGTTACCTAAGATGTTTTCATGTATAGGTAAACCAACAACTTTATTCGGTATGGATAAGTTTGGCACAGGCGGTAAGAGGTTGATTGTAACTGAGGGTGAATTAGATGCAATGGCAGTAGCACAAGCATCATTAGATAAGTATGGGAAAATTTATCCTGTAGTCTCAATCCCCTCAGCATCTAATGTTAAGACACTCTTAGCGCATAGAGATTGGGTAAGATCATTTGACACAGTAGTATTATGTCTTGATACTGATGAAGCTGGTGAAAAAGCTAAAGCAGAAGCTATTAAATATATAGGTGCTGATAAAGTAAGATTAGCTAAATTACCTGTTAAAGATCCAAGTCAAATGTTACTTGAGAAAGGCGGCCAACAATTATTAATTGCTATTTGGGACGCGTCTAAATACACGCCTGTAGGTATCTTAGGTAGAGATGAATTATGGGAAGCTTTAAAAGCTTACAATGATATTGAATCTGTACCATATCCCATGTGTTTAGATGCATTAAATACTAAGACTAAGGGTATGCGTGAAAATGAGATTGTACTATTTACTTCTGGTACAGGCTCAGGTAAGTCAACTATTCTCAGAGAAATTGTGTGGCATATTATAGATACCACCCCTGCAATGGTAGGTATTGTATCATTAGAAGAATCACCTGCTGAGACTACACGTAAACTCTCAGGTATTCCGTTGAATATCAATCCTTCATATAGAGAGTTAACAGAGGATGAATTAGAATCAGGCTTTAGATCAGTGTTTGGCGATGATAGAATTATGGTATTAGACCATCAAGGTTCTATGGAAGATTCAACTCTGTTTGAAAAGCTAGAGTATATGGCATTATCAGGTTGTAAATATCTATTCATCGATCACATTACAATCCTGGTTTCAGAAGGTGTAGATGGGTTAACCGGTAATGAAGCCATAGATAAAACTATGAATGATTTACTTAGGTTATGTAAAAGATATCCCGTATGGATTGGCTTAGTATCACATTTGAGAAAGACACCTACAGGTAAGACATCATTTGAAGAAGGTCAATTACCATCTTTAGATGATATTAAGGGTTCAGGCTCAATTAAACAGATTTCAAATGATATCATAGCATTTGCTCGTGATATGTCACATGATGATGATAGAATAAGAAATCATATTAAGATGAGAGTACTGAAAAGCAGATTCACAGGTCTAACAGGAAACGTACCAGGTGTTGATTATGACTATCCAACAGGTAGGTTATCAGCTTCAATACTATTACACCCAGATGATTTTATGGAGATTTAAATGGCACAAATTCTTGAAGAAAGAGAATGCTACGGTACAGACTATCCAGCGTTAATTAACTTCGCTGAAGAACAAACGTCCATACTGTGGACAGCAGATGAAATTGAAGTGGAAAAAGATATCCATGAATTACGAACAAATTGTACAGCAGCAGAATACCACGGGATTGTCAGTGTTCTTTTGCTTTTTGTACACTATGAAGTTAATGTTGGAAATAACTACTGGCGTGATTATATATGTAAGCATTTTCCACGTCCAGATGTTCAAAGAATGGCTTCAGTATTTGCAATGTTTGAACTGAACATTCATGCACCATTCTATAATAAAATTAATGAATTGCTAGGGTTAGATAACCCTGAGTTTTATCTAGCATACTTAGATGACCCCATTCTTAAAGATAGAATGGAATGGTTAGAGAAAGTAGCTACACAATCAGAAACAACCTATGATAAGTTAAAATCAGTAGGTGTGTTTAGTATGATTGAAGGCGCTATCCTTTATTCTAGTTTTGCATTCTTAAAGCACTTTAATAATAATGGCAAAAATAAATTTCAAAATATTAATGCAGGAATTAATTTCTCCGCTATTGACGAGAACATTCATAGTCAAGCTGGTGCTTATTTGTTTAACACTCTATATCATGAAGCAATAGAAGCTGAGGAATACTTAGCACATGAAAGACTTGCTAATGAACTAGAGATTACTGCATGGATTTTGTTTGAACATGAGAAACAAATCATTAAAAAGATCTTTGATAAAGGAGATATCCCTGGTATCAACGCATTAATGCTAGAGAATTTTGTACAATCTAGGTTAGATATATGTCTAGAAAGATTAGGCTATCCAGCTATATTTGAACCTAAGTATAATCCAATTGCTGATTGGTTTTATTTAGATATTGAATCAAGTACATTACATGACACTTTCATTGCGCAAGGCAATGATTATCGTAGGGATTGGGCAGAAGCCAAATTTACATGGACACCAAAAAATGTATAGAGAGTTAAGTTTAGAACGTAAACGATTACAAGCGGAGGGTAGATTACCACCTTGGATTATCACAAACAGTTGGCAATTATTAAAAGAAAAGTACGTATCAGAGAAGTATCCTGATTTGTTATCAATATACACACGAATAGCTAGACATGCAGCATCCTATACACCTGATCCAGTCACATGGGAAGATAAGTTCTTTGATATCATGTGGAAAGGTTGGTTAATCCCTAGTACGCCTGTGATGGCAAATATGGGTACAGGTTTCGGATGCCCTGTCAGTTGTTCAGGTGGCTCAATAGAGGATCAAGTATATGACTTTTATGAAAAACAAAAAGAAGTTGCAGTACTTAGTCAACAAGGTTACGGAACGTCTAACTACCTTGGAAATATCCGTTCTAGAGGTAGCGCTATCAGTGGTGTTGCTGGTAGTGCTTCTGGTGTATTGCCTGTATTTAAAGGCTTTGTAAAGGTAGCACAAGATATCTCTCAGGGATCACAAAGACGTGGTGCATGGGCAGGTTACTTAGAAATTGGCCATGCTGACTTTGATGAGCTTGTGACACACATCACAAAGCACCCTGATGATGCCAATGTAGGTTGGATTATCAATGATGCGTTTATTGAACGCCTTAACAACGGTGATGCAGATGCTGTCAGACGTTACCAGCGTGCAATGAAGCTTCGACTGCTTGGTAAAGGTTACTTCTTCTTTATCGATAAAGTAAATCGTGCTAATCCTCCAATGTATGTAGCTAAAGGGTTAGAAGTTAAAGCTTCAAACTTATGTACTGAAATAGCATTATTCAGTGGTAAATATAAAGAAGAAGAATATACATTTGCATGTGTATTATCATCTATGAATGCATTATACTATGATGATTGGAGTAAGACAGATGCTGTATTCATTGCTACAGTGTTCTTAGATTGCGTTAACCAAGATCAAATTGAAATTGGTAAGAAACGTAAAGGTATGGAGCGTATTGTAAGGTTCTCTGAAAAATCTAGAGCATTAGGGTTAGGCATGCTAGGCTTCCACAGTTACTTACAAGAAAAGATGCTACCATTTGATTCATTTGAAGCTCACAATCTCAGTCAATCAATGTTCTATCACTTGTATGACAGAGCGCGAGATGCATCAAGCTGGATGGCTCGTGAATGGGGTGAACCTGAATGGTGTCGTGGTCATGGAATGCGCAATACACATTTAATAGCTATTGCACCTAACTTATCATCAGCATTATTTGCAGGGGGTATGTCACAAGGTATTGAACCAATCTACAAGAATGCATTTGTACAAAACACTGCTGGCGGCAAAATGTTTAGATCTTCACCTAAGCTTAGAAAAATCATTAAGTCGCACGGTAAAGATGTAACAGCTGCAATGAAGCGTATTGTAGACGATAATGGTTCAGTTCAGAATGAAGACTATTTAACTGATGAAGAAAAGACTGTGTTTAAAACAGCATTTGAAATTTCACCTGAAGCAATTATTAGACTTGCATCTGCTCGTCAAAGATATATTGATCAGGCTCAATCTATTAACCTTTTCTTTAGTGCTGATGAAAGTGAAGCTTATATCTCACAGATTCATCAAATGGCATTTGAAGATGAAGGAATTAAGTCACTTTATTATATTAGGACTACTAATGGAATTAAATCTAATGCAGCAGGGGAGTGTCTTGCCTGTCATGCTTAGCCCAAGTCATTTCGTGCTGAGCGGTAGTAGCAGAGATCGCAGAAAACAGTTACGGGCGTTGTATCGTAAGTATAAGTATGTTCAAGCATATCAATGGGGAACTACCGGTTATCGTATTAATGAATATTTAGCGTGGAATTAGTTATGACAATTGGACCAAGCAGAAAAACAGATTATCCTAGAATTTTTAAAGATACAAAGTGGGATCGTAATTCGCGAAGTGATGATTTCTTTCTTTGTGACAACATGAATAAATTTGCAAAAGAATTTGATTTGCAAAAACGTATGCCTTTAACTGGACGCCAAGCTAATATATTACATCGAAAATGGAAATATTATGCAGATCATTTAGATAGATTTAGATGTAAAGATGGCCGTATTGTTGTAATTACAAGCCCCTACCCAGGCCGTAGACCTGAACTAGAATCACATGGTCGAACAAGTAATATTCCGGGTCTTGATAGATATATTGATTTGTATTATGAACAAGCTGAAACATATATTATGGTTTTTGATAATGCTGACGTGTTTAGAAACTATTTAAAATAATCTTACTGGGGAACTTCGGTTCCCCTTTTAATCGGAGAAAATTATGTATAAACAATTAGCTGAACTGGCGTGGGATATTATTAAAATCTTATTGAGGATTAAGAAATGACAAGTGATAACGTATACGATTTATTACAAGCAATAGCGCAACAGCCATCTAAAAATGAAAAGATTATAATGTTAGCATATGGTCTTGAAGATGAGATGTTTGAAGATATTATATGGCATGCATATGACCCATTCATCATGTATGGTATTAGAAATGTAGAAGAGCCTTTCAAAAATGGTCGGGATATGTTTAATGATTCTACATTTACTTTGTTAGATAACTTAGCTAAGAGAAGGTTAACAGGTAATCATGCAAAGGCAAACATTAACGATCACTTGCAAACACTAACATCTAAATCTCAAGTTTTATTCTGTCAAATTCTTAATAAAAGTTTAGATGCTGGCTTTGATGTGAAATCTATTAACAAGGCAAAGCAATCTGAATTCATACCTATTAAGAAATATATGCGGTTTAGCCTTCCTAAGAATGTTAAGATGGATAAGTTTCCATTTCCTGCATTCTCCCAAGAAAAGGCTAATGGCTTGTTTGTAAACATCACTAAGAGTGCTGGTGATATTTCAATGTTATCACGTAATTACCAGCCAATGAATGTCTATGAGTACTATGATCTGATATTTGAATTAAGTCCTCATATGAAAGATGGATATCAGTATCATGGTGAATTATTAGTAGAAGTGAACGGGGAGATCCTAGAGCGTAAGACCAGTAATGGTATTATACGTAGAGTTAATTTAGGCGGTAGTTTTAAAACGGAAGAAAAACCCGTATTCATGGTTTGGGATCGAGTAAAATTGTCAGGTATTGCTAACGGAACAGATGATGAGCCTTATTACTCTAGATTGAATAATTTACACTTTGACTTACTACACTTATCTGATGTTAATCTAGGCATTGCATGTAAATGGACTCGAATAATTGATACTCGAAATGTAAATAACCTTCAAGAAGCAGAAACGCATTTCATAGAACTTGTTAGACAAGGTAAAGAAGGCAGTATGCTTAAGAAACAAGATATGCTATGGAGAGATGGCACTACAACTAATGGTGTTAAGTTTAAGAAAGAGTTTGAGTGTGAGTTAAGAGTCATTGAATTTATACCGGGCACTGGTGCTAATAAAGATACATTTGGCTCATTATTATGTGTAACAGAAGATGGCGATTTAAGTGTTGGTGTGGGTAATTTAACAGACGCATTAACAGCAGAAATTTGTAAAAACAGTGGAGACTGGTTATACGCAATTATAGGTGTAACATACTCAGAGGTGATTTGCGATGAGAAAGGAAATTATTCTTTATTTGAGCCTAAGTTCATTGAGAGACGCTACGATAAAGATGAAGCAGATACTCTAGAACATTTGTTGAACATTCAGGAGGGTATATATGACGTTTAAAGAAATTAGTGATATCATTGTGCAAACCTCTTACGATATAATAATAGTATCTACAGCAGTATTTATAGTGTGTGGATTAGTGATTGTAGTTAAAATATTATGGAAAGAGAATGATTAGCCCAATAGAGCTTTATAAAGGCCATTTAACTATACTAGTAATAGAAAAGAAACAATCTATTAAATTATTAGAACTAGAGCTAGATAATGCAAGAAGACAGTTTCGTAATTTAATTAGAATTCAAGAGGAAATCGAAAATGAAAATAAAACTTAACAAGAAGTATAGAACACGTGGTGGTAAAGTAGTAAAAGTGGATAAGATGGTAAAAAGTGAAGTATATCCATTTTGTACAGATGCCGGCTACTCAGTTACAGCGGAGGGCAAGAGATTTGGTTTTATGGAATCTGAGTTTGATTTGGTGGAACGCATATATAAGTTTGAGTTTAAAGCTGGTCGTCAATACTTTACACACGAAGGAAATCCTGTAACATTAACAGATATAGAGCATTATGGTAGATATGTATTTAGTGGTGATAATGGTTATGACTACACAATAGATGGTAAAATGTATATTGATACAAAGTCTGAGTGCGATTTGCTGAGACCTCCTAAAATTAAAGTAGGGCGTACGTATATAACACGTAATGGTCAAATAGCTAATATAACAAAAGCAACCAGTGATATAGGCTTTTATAGATATGAGTACCGTACGCCTAATGGTTGTAAGTTTGGTGTAAGTAAATATGGTGAAATATTTGAAAATGAACAGACTGATTATGACATAGTTGATGTATATAAGCTAGAGGACAAAAAACTTTATGTTGATGACAAAGATCATGTATATAGAGCTGAATTAGGGGTTGTAACTAAGTTGACAGGACTTCTCAGAGGCCAACAATTTACTGTTTCAGATATGAATCTTGTAAAAGAATTCAATGGACTTTGCCTGGAAGTTGGTGGCATTTATGTAAATGAACGTAATGACAAATATGAGATAATACACATTAGGAATGATGAACATGTTGTCGCAATGGACGTAAATGATGATTCCTTACGTACATATACACGTGGGGGTTATTACAATGACTGTGGCGTTTACAGTAATGAAGACTTAATAATGAGGGTTTAATAATGGAACTTGATACAAATTGGGATACATCAAACAGTGAAGATGATGACTGGATTGACGATGATGAAGAAGAACTTGATACAGATTGGGATGAGGAGGAAGAATGAGTGATTATGTAGAAATGCTTAAAGAAGGCGTACACATTTCAGATTTATTGAACGCCAATTCGGGCAATGTAGGTGATATAGGGGAGCTACTGCAATTGGCTGCTATTCATATTGAGAACCTAGAGGCTGATTTAAAAGATACAAAAGAGTATTTTGCAAAGTTTGATAAAATTGCTAAAACTATTAATTATAATAGTACTGCACTTGAGGAAACATTAAGTATAGCCAAAACATTTCGGAGAGTTAAATTATGATTTTAGGCAGATTAACTGAAGCACAAGAATTAGACTATTCACCCGAACCAGAAGAAGAAAACTGGGAAGAAGACGGTGATCGTATCTTAGGGGCGCATGGCTATAATAGAAACTGCATGTGCTATTCATGCAATCCACCGGGGTAGGTTATGAAAGTCGAAATTCAAAAAAAGTACAAAACGCGATGTGGCTTCAAAACTGAAGTACATCAAATCATCACATCAGTTAAGACCGATTATCCAGTGTTAGGGCGTTATTATGACACCGATTATGCAGAATGGATTGATGAAAGATGGATGTTAGATGGGCGATGCGATGAAAGTATTGTAGATAATGATTTAGATTTAGTTGCGCAATAAGGGATATCTTATATGAAATCGTTAACAAACCAAGAGGTTAAGAACATGTTACACAAATTTGATTTAATATCTGCTATTATTGGAATGATGATAGCAATAGCTGTATCGGTAGTGGTAGTTGATATGAAGTACGAAGACTATCGTCAAGTCCACCAAACTAATATTGGTGGTGTTGTAATTGAAGGCAAGCACATTTATGAGCTTGTTGAATTAAGTGATCCAAGCCAAGGGGTAGTAAGAAAATGATAAATATCAATAAGCAATATAAAACCTGTTGTGGATTCCCTGTCGTGCTATTAGCAATGGTAGACAAGCAGTATACGGTAAGTCCGTATACTGTAATTGGTCTCTACAAGGATGAAGATAGAGGTTGGGAGCTTGGGACGTGGTCTGATAAAGGATATTTCAATATTGATGATGCAGATATTGGCAGCCCGCTGAATTTGGTTGAAATCAGCGATGAATCGCCTGTCGTGCCAGCAGGCGTGCAGGTGCCCAAATTTGGGCCAGAAACTGGGGCAGAGCTGGCAACCGCGTCTGAGGCATGCCTGCAGGGATGGGCCAGATTTATCGTGCCACCTGCGTAGCAAAAGCAGGCCATTAACGGGTTCGGGTTGTAATGCGAGTGTGCCAACCCCGTTAAATTAACCCTAATTTCAAAAAATAAAAAAGTTGAAGTTAGAAATCCCATCTCGTATTATTAATGGCAAAAGCGCACCATAATGGAACCGCACGATACATACTTTATATTAATTTATTATTAAGGAATTTATCATGTCAGTTCAAATCCAACAAGCATTCGTAGTAAACGGTCAAACATTTGCAACTAAAGCAGAAGCATTAAACTTTGTTAGACGTCCATTGATTTTAGCAGCTATGTTAACAGCTGTAAGTAATCAAACAGACGTTGCAGAATGGTTAGTTGATAACCAAGACACAGTTGAATCTGCTTTCGAAAGTGGTACTATTCGTCGTGTGACTAAATCTGATTATAACAAATTGGAAAAAGCACTTGCAGAAATCACTTCAGGTTTCTTATTTGACAATGCAAAATCTGTCTTAGATTCGTTCAGATGGCCTGCTGTAAAACGTTTAACTGCTGAAGAAAAAGTAGAAGCCGCTAAAACAGAAATCTTACAAGCATCAGGTAATCCTGAACTTGCTGATTATGTTGTTAGTAACTCTACTGCTATCTTGGAAGCTTATAGCGCTGGTGTTGAAAAACGCGAAGTGTCACCTAAAGCTGCTGCTGGTTTAGCAGAATACCAAGCTAAGAAACGTGCTGAAGAAGATGCAGAAGCTGAGTCTAAAGGCCCAGAAGCTGTAGCTGAATTGGCTGCAAAACGTGAAGCTAATCGTTTAAAACGTGAAGCAAAAGCTGGTAAGTAATTTTTAACAAACACCCCTTGACCTTAATGGTTGAGGGGTTTTAATCAAAAACTGGAGATAAAGAAATGATGAGATATTTAACAGCATATACAAACAACAGCGTGCGTCTTCAAGTTGAAGATATTGCTCGTAAGGAATTTAAAACATTAGTACAAGTAGCGAATGAACTGATAATCCAGGGCATTGAACTAGTCACTATTCAAGACCTTATGGTAACATCTCGTGAAGCAACAATACGTGGTCAAATGCCATTAAAAACTTACATTGAATTAGTTGATAAAATACCTTTTGTTTCTTATAAACAAAAAGGAAAATGCAACGAGTATCTTGGCTTGGCAATAGAAAAAGCTTTAAAAGCACGCCCTAGAAATGCTATTGTAGATCTTGAATATAAAACTTTAAAATGTTCTCTTAACTCTCACATAGACCTGCTAAAGCTTTTATACCCTAATTGTAAAGTCGATGGGATGGAAGTTAAAGTTTCTATTGGTAGTGATCAAGCATTCTTGCGTTTAAAAGAAATTATCTCTACTCAACCAGGTATTAAACTTAACACTGATCCTACATCTGGTACATTTAGTATTATAAGTTCAGAAGGTAGGGTTGCTAAGTTTAGAAGAAATGATTATGAATTCTTATTAGAGATTAAAGAGGGGTCTATATTGATTCTAGCTGATAACATCTCTGAAAATGAGTTAATTGCATTAGGACGCGATGTGTTGGACTTTATTAATCGAGGTTAATTATGAAAGAATTTGAAGTTTTGATTAAAGAAAGGTATTTTATTTATAATGCTATTAATGGCACAATTACAAGGCATAATGGCGCTAATGCATGTCTTACACAAAGCGTTGGTAAAAATAGAGGTGTGCGCCATGTAGTTCGTGTACCAGGTTCTGCGAAAAAACAAACATCTGCAGCGCGTGTTGCGTGGAGATTGTATTACGGGGAATGGCCTAATGAGCCTATAGCGTTTAAAGACAAAGACTCATTTAACATCAGAATCACTAACATGTATACTTTAAACAGCCCATTACCAATCATGGGCAAATTTTCAACACTACTAAATGGTATTTCAAATGAATCAAAAAGAAGCTAGAAAATTATTCGATTATGACGCGATAACAGGTTGTTTATATTGGAGAGATTCAAAATTTAAGCAAAGCCATAATGCTGTAAGATTCGATCCTGATAGAAATCGAATCATTCAGGTAAACCATAGGATGTATGTTGCGGCACGACTTGTGTGGACATATCATCATGGCGATGAACTTACACAATTAGATTATCTGGGCTATGTTGACAATAATAAACAAAACACTAGAATTGAAAATCTATATCTGAAAGATGGCACAAGCTTTAAAAGTGTTTATAGAAATATTAAACCAACAGTATCAGCTGAGAGGGTTGTGTATGATGTCGCTATCAATCACAAAGGTAAAGTTATTTCAAAAAGATGTAGAACACTAACAGAGGCATTAGAGTATAGAAATGCCCAACGAAGTGAACTTGGTATGAAATTTATTGGGATGGACGTATGAACATTATAGTAATTAAGAGTACAGAAGATGAGTTAGTTGTACTCAATATTGACCATATAGAGAGTATACGGCTGTATGTTGAAGATACGACTCATCTTTTAAAGGTTAAAGAGGCAGGCTCAATAAGTTTCAAAACCTACACGATAAGTTACGAAACATGGCATGAGGTAGCACGTATGCTACGATTCCAATGGTCAAAGTTACAGTAATAACGCTCTTATTACTGTCTAATAGTGTTAACGCCTTCACGGGCGTTGACATTGATGGTGATAAGTTTGAGTACAAACACAATATGATGTATTCTGAGAAACCTATTGTCATGGCATGGGTTGGAGATATACTTGGTGGACATCATATTCATACATTTATTGCAAAAGTGGAGAAGCACAATGTTAAAATTAGAAGTGGGCAAAAAGTACAAAAGCATAGACGGACAGATTTGGGAAGTCGTGTACATCGGTGATAAAGATATTACGTATCCTGTTATTTTAGTAGAGGAAGTGAAATGAGTTACTGTGCATTATATTTTATTAGCTTAATTGGTACACCATATGTTATCTATGATAACGCTGTGTACTCAAATCAACCAATTCCAGGTATGACAACTATTGTTGCCACCCAAGAGATTCTGGATCACTTCATTGAACAAAATGAAGCGACCTGTGGAGAATAAGATGCTTGAAGTAGATAAAGAGTATAACAATCTTAATGGTCAACGTATTCGGATATTATTTAAAGAATACGATCAGTTTGTAGGCGAGAACATGTTTAATGAAGATCTTGAATGGTACAGTAAAGAAGGTCATGGATATGTTGATTTAGTCTTAGAACAACCACTAGATCTTAAAGTAGGAGATACATGGTTAGATCACTGGAATAACCACGTGTTTATCGCTAGTATTAGCCCTACAGCACAAAGTGGAAGCTATCCTGTTATCGGCATCATGTACCCTAACACCATCGGGCACAAAGCAGCATGCTATGCTATAGATGGTAAAGCAGCATGCGCTAGTCACTATCCTTTAAAGGAGAAAATAAAATGAATTTTGTAAAAGTCACAGGTGTATTGATTAACCTTGATAGGATCTCAGAAGTGTGCATATCAAAGGTTGGAGAAAACTTTGATGTACGGATATCATATGGTGATGTTAATGACTGGTCGAGATATTTTTTAAATGAAGAAGAGCTAGCTAAAATTGAAATTGCAATGGGAGTAAGATGATGATAGAAGTTGGCAAAGAGTATAGAAATGGGGACAATCATCGTATTTATATAGTATTTGAAAAAGATGATAAATTTGTTGGTGTTGATTTATTCAATGAAGATCTTGATTGGTATTTTGGGAATGGTGTATGTACATCTGTTAATGAATCTAGGTTTAATCTAGTGATGCCTATGAAACTAGAAATCGATCACATATATAGTAACACAGACGATGATCGGTATATTGTTAAACATTATGATGGTTATGGTAATTATTGGGCCGCTAGACTTGGTCAAGCGTGTAATGGTTCTTGGTTCTATGAGGATGGTAGATATTATAAACACGAAGAAACAAGTCATGATTTAATTAAAGAGGTATTCTGAATTAACCTTTCCCCCTCCTACTGCCCTTCGGGGTGGTAGGAGGCCCCTTATTTTTTTTTTTCTTATGAATGATATAATAATAGGCTCCACAATAACAGATACTATCGGTAGAACATTACAGGTAGCATATAAATCACCAACAGTAGTAATAACAGGGCAAGATACTACAATACAACCATTAGAAACAGAATTTAATTGGTATATGAGTGATGGTTCATATTGTCGATCTTCACGATCAACTTTCTATATTGTCGTATAGACTTAACCCCGTTAAATTAACCCTAAAGCCGCTCCCCCTGAATTGTAATCCATTAGTTGTTAATCCTTAGTTATTAATTAATAATAATTAATCTAATAAATATATCCTTTAGGGGATCCCTGACTTTTTCCTAAAGGGCAGAGCGCTGAGACATATAGAAAACCCCGTTAAATTAACCCTAAGATTAATAATAAATAATTGTTAATTTTTAAAATAGAGGGCTACGGAGACGTAACTCATTGAATGCAAACTGAAATGTGAGTAAACTATGGACACACAGACAAAGCCACTAAAGAGAGAAGATGGTGTCAAGATACAACGTCTGAGTAATTTAAGTGCTGGTGGACGTTTGAGTGTAGCTAAGCTTAAAGATTTAGGGTTTGACCCTATTGAAGCATTAGTACATCAGTATAGATTCTTAGAAGAACAATTACAATACTATAATGATTGGCGTGATAACAAAATAGTACCATTAACATCTACAGGTAAGACTAAATGGTATAATGAACAGACACATATGAATCTAATAGATAAGATGACAGCTGTATCAGATAAATTGTTGCGTTATAAATATGGACGTGTTCCAGAGACTAATATTATAGAAGATAAAATGAGATCCCCATTAGTTATTAACTTAACTAGAGAAGGTGATACACACATCATAGGAGAATACAATGATAGTGACGACAATATTGACTACGATTAACATATGTGCTTATTTCATGTTAGCATTAACAATGATTGTAGCTATAGTTAAAAAGAAAGTTCCCCAAATGATTATTGATGTATTATTATTTATATCATTATGTAATATTTTAACGTTCCTAACAGGACTCTATTATGAGTGATTATCAACAATTATTATTTGTATTTAGTCAATTAACGTTAATGATGATTACAATTTATTTCATTTGTAAAAACGAACAACTAGCATTTAAGGCCCTACTATGTCAGACAGCAGTAGCGATATTATTATTGATTTGGATTACATCATAATGTTTACTAATTTAATTATGTTTGCATCGTATGCTTTTTTAGAAACATCAACATGGGTTATTGTTGTATTGGTGTATTTAGGTATATGCGTTTTAAATGACCTCATTGACTTAGTATTATATGATTAGCCTTCATCCAGCACAATCTCAAATATATAAAGATTTATTTGTAGATCAAAAATTAAGATATGCTGTAGTATGTTGTGCTAGGGGTTGGGGTAAATCATATATGGCCGCTGTATGTGCAGTTACAGCTGTATTTGAATTACTCGAACTAGCAGCTAAGGTGCCTAATAAGACAGTGTACATCATTGCTCCTACTTATGATCAAGTAAAGGATATTTATTTTCCATTAATTAATTATGATTTAGGAATGGAAGATTATGCTTTAAAATCATCTCGTGATCTAGGGCGTTTCTGGTTCGCTAATAATGTTGAATTAAGATTATTATCATATGAATCAGTAGAACGTATGCGTGGCAAGGGTTCTTATTTTGTCGTATGGGATGAGATATCATCATGTACCAAAGGTCTTGGTGCTGAAGATGCATGGATGTCTGTAATACAGCCTACTATTGCCACTAGATGGTCTAATAAAAGAGCATTAAGTTATGGCGCTAGAAGTCCTGGACGTTCATTAGTTATTAGTACACCCAAAGGATATAATTTCTTTCATACACTATCTACATATCATGAATCAGACTCTGATTGGGGATTTTATCAATATGATTATTTACAATCGCCATTCTTAGATCAACAAGAAATAGAAAAGATTAAAGATAAGATTGACCCAGTAACATGGGCATCAGAATACTTAGCACAATTTGCTGAATCAGGCAACAGTGTATTCTACTGTTTTGATCGTAAGAAACATGTTGATGCTACATTAGAAGACCTTATGGAAGGTGAAGATGTTCATATATGTATTGACTTTAACGTCATGCGTCAGTGTTCTAGTGTCTTCACACTTAGAGGGCATCAAATGCAATTTATTGATGAGTTCCAAGGGCATCCTGATACAGAATCACTGGCTATTGCTATTAAAGAAAAATATAAAGGCCATAAGATATATGCATATCCAGATCCTTCTGGTCGTGCTAGAAAGACTTCAGCTCCAATAGGTCGTACTGACTTTAGTATACTAGAGACATATGGCATTATATGTAGAGCGCACAGGGCTGCACCACCTATTATCGATAGTGTAGCTGCAGTAAATCGTAAACTATTAACAGCTTCAGGTAAAATAGACCTGTATGTACATCCTAGATGTTCCGGTACTATTTTATCTCTTGAAAGAACAAAATGGACAGACCGCAACTTAGATATCGCGACTATTGATAAGTCCGAAAATATAGAGCATTTTTCTGATGGTATTAGATATGCCACAGAATATCTCTATCCAATACAAACGGGCGGGAAACGGGTTTCTCGTGGTTTCAACTTTTAAGGATAATAAAATGGAAGCACAAGATTGGGTAAATATCGTATTGAGTGCTGGAGGCACGATTGCCACAGCCGCATTGGGACTACTCATGTCTAAGTTTAATAAGTTAGAAGCAGATAATGATTCTGTTGCAAAGGCTATTAGTGATGTTAAAATCCTTATTGCTAACGATTATGTGAAGAAAGTCGAACTTAATCAACAGCTACAAGATATCTCTAGAAAGTTAGATAAGTTAGAAGATTTAGAAACTCAAATGGCTACGCAATATGCTCGTAAAGAAGATCTTAAAACTCTAGGTGAAAGCCTGGGAAAGAAATTAGATCAAATACTCGATAAACTAGAAAGAAAAGCTGATAAGACAGATTGGAGGGGCAATGGCTAGAAGCAAAATTAATGCACCAACAACTGATTTAGTTACAGATACAGGTAGTGTATTATGGTCATTTATTAAGGGTGAGCAATTAGAATTTCCTATTACACTTAAATTTTTAGATGATGCTACTGCTGGTTATACATATGAAGCTGTAGTAATTGAAGCAGATAATGCTAATAATAAAGGATTACCTACAGCAGCATTAACTAGTGGTGTACAAACAACAATCGCTACTAGAATACCTACTAATCGCGGTACATGGGGTGCAGCACAAGCTTATAACAGAGAAGATGTAGTGTTATACAATGGTGTATATTATCGATTATATGATGGCTTGATTCGTGTTAGCGCATTAACGCCTGATTTAGATGCTACGTGGATTACTACTCAATTAAATAAAATATATATTAGATTTCCTAGTACATTAGGCTATACATGGGTTACACAGCCGATAGTTGCTAAGTCGTCTTATGGATTCTTTGAGTTAAGAGTCACTGAGAACAGTGCTACATTTCCTCGTACATGGAAACCTGTTCGTGGCTTAGTTGAAATTCAATTCAGTCCAACGGATCTAGTGCCATGAGTGAACAACTAGATACTGATTTAGTATTCAGTGAAATAATTACTGATGCTATAATAAATGAAATAACTGCTAATGATGTAGTGACAGATATTGTTACAGATACATCATCAATAGAGTTAGAGGCTCTATATGCTACTTTAGAATTACTTTCTACAGTTATTACTCCAGAATTAGTATCTAGTGTGTCCACTAATGAAATAACTGCTATAGAAGTTATAAATGAAAGTATAGCCAATTTAGTTGATAAAGACATTATTGGCAATAAAGCTAACTTAGCTGAAAACACAGCAATGTTAGTAGGTGCCTTTCAATATTTTCCAGAAAAATTATCATCAACTGAATCATTAGTAAAAATACTGCAATACAATAGAGAGTTATTTGAAGAATTCCAAATACCTGAAGAAATATCTTTACAGCTTACTTCTAAGACACTTGATGAATTTTTTAAACGTGAAGAAATAACTTTAAATCCTACCGCCAATAAAGAAGATATTGTAATGATATCGGAACTGGTCACTGAAGAACTAATTAAAACATTAGTAAAATTCTTTAATGATGAAGTTCGTGCTATTGAATTTATCGATTATTATGCAGGTAATTCTCGTGGCGGTCACGATGGTAAAAGAAGTGTAGATGATGTTTCTATGCAACCTGTACTTAATCGTGCAGATTCTAAAAATAGTGTAGACTCATTTCTAAAGACTATTTATAAAAATATACAAGAATCTATACATGTGCTTGATAATATAATAGCTATTGGCGATGTTTCCGAAATCACCTCTGGAGTGGACGACTCTAAACAAATTAGGGGTACATTGCAAATATTCCTACAAAATTACTTTGCTGAAGATTATGTCAGTTTTGACTATGTTGCAAGCGACTACACAATTCAAGGATAAAAATGTTAACTGAAGAAATTAAGGCTTTAGGGACAGTGTCCTTTGAGCTTACAGATGAATTCGGTAATGTGAAAGACTCTGGTTCTAATAACTTAATTGTTAACACAGGCCTTAGTTATATTACTAATCGAATTTTACAAAATAGCACAGCACCCGTTGCTTATATGGCTTTGGGCACAGGCACAACAGCTGCACAATTAACTAATACAGGATTGGAAATACCACTAGGCGCTCGTATGCCAATTACAGCAAATACACAAGTTACTACTAATGTATTAAATGATTCTGTACAATATACATGTGCATTTCCTGCTGGTATTGCTACAGGTGGTATTACAGAAGCAGCTTTATTTAATGCTGAAGCAGGAGGCATAATGGTAGCTAGAACAGTATTCCCTGTCATCAACAAAGGCCCGCTAGATGTATTAGCGATTGTTTGGAAAATTACAATTTACTAAGGATTAAAAATGATTAATGATTCGTTAGAGGCCAAAGGATATGTGGAGCTTGTTGTTACAGACCCTAATGGCAATGTTAAAGAAAAGAAAGTTTCAAATACTGTCGTCAATACTGGTAAGCTATTTATGGTAAATAGATTATTACCAATAACATCTGACACTGTTGCATATAGTATTGGTGTAGGTAGTGATGACACAGCTGTGGCACCAAATCAAGTAGGTTTAATAGCCGCGTTAGGTGCTAGAATCGCTTCTGTAACCCCTGTCTTGGCCATGACTACAATAGCTAATGATAGTGTTCAATTAGAAGCCAATATCGGAGTAGGCGCAACGACTCTTCTTATTAAAGAAGCGGGTCTATTCTCTGCGTTAACAGGTGGTGTAATGTTAGCTCGTACCACATTTGGGTTAATAACAAAAGGGCCTGAAGATACATTGACTATTACTTGGAAACTCCAACAAGCCTAAGGAATAGCTATGTCTTCACTCATCACAAGAGCTGGCAAAGGCAGTCCCTTAACCAATGATGAGATGGACGCCAATCTTACATATCTTGAGAATAAATCAGCTAAAGCTAATTTAGGGTTTAAATCAGAACGCCTTATTGTCATTGACGGTAAAATAAAGCCTTTCTCAAAACCTAAAAATAATATATCATGGAATTGGCTTTTAACTGATACAATGACACCATTATTACCTGGTGAATATCAAAATACTTATCTATTAACTAATAGTAGTTATAATGGTAGAGAAATCCTCATTACCTATGCGTATGATTTTACTCCGATTAATATTAAAGATACTATAACATGTTATGACAATATTGCAGTTGAAGTCCGAACTCAAAGACCTCTCTATGATTCGAGTACTTTATCTGAAAAATCAACTTTCAATTTAAATAAAAGACTATTAAGTACTTATTCGATTGTTGATAATTCTTTTAGAGATATACAGTCTAACGTAAAAGATACTGCACTGAGTTCAGACTCTGTCAATAAAGATATAAGCCTTATTTCGAAATCGCAAGGCATCGCCTATGACATTATGCAAAGTCAATCTGCAGATCATACTTTACCTCAAGATATTGCATATTTAAGTGATACAATTACATACGTATTAGTTGCAGGCGAGTTTGCTATTATAACAGATTTAGGTTATGTATATTTAACTCCAGATATCACACGAGATTATGGCTTTATTACTGAAGCCTCTACAAAAACATTTGACTATGGTACCCTATTATGACAACCGTCGCAGTTCAATCTAGACGCGGTACTACAACTGAACATACAACATTTACAGGTCTTATAGGTGAGTCTACCATAGACACAACAAAGCACACAGTTGTGGTACACGATGGCAGTACACCGGGTGGTTTCCCTTTACAAAAAGAGTTATCATCTGGACAAAATATAAAAACAATTAACGGAACAACCATCCTTGGTTCTGGAAATATCACCTTACTTGCAGCAATCCCTGCAGCGACAACTTCTATTCTTGGTGGTGTTAAGGTTGATGGTACAACCATTACAATAAATGGAGCTGGTACTATAACAGCTATTGGTGGTGGTGGAGGTCTTTCACCTACAGGCATTAAGACTGCTGCATATACAGCGGCTAAAAACGAATTAGTTAGATGTAATACTACAGCTGGAGCTTTTTCAGTTAGTATGCCATCGACACCAACAGACGGAGATATTGTAGGTGTTGTGGATATTTATAACACTTTTACAGCTAATAAACTTACTGTATTGCCAAATGGCGGTACTATTGAAGGCGATGCAACTTCATTAATTTTAGACATTAGCGGTGCTTCTGTTTCTTTTGTGTATAATCAAGCAACAACTAATTGGAGATTGTTAGAAACACCAACAGCTGCCGTAAGTCCTCCTGCTGCGGTTACGTCTGTTGCGGCACCAACTATTACTGCAACAGGGACCGATATTACAACTTCGGTAGTTACAAGTACATCGACTCCAGTAATTACGATTAATATACCTAGCGCTAGCGCAACGGCTAGAGGTGTCTTAACAGCCGCTGATTGGAGTACTTTTAATAGCAAACAGGTTGCTTTAGTTAGCGGCACTAATGTAAAAACAGTCAATGGTAGTTCTATACTAGGCTCAGGTGATTTAACAATTGCTGGTGTAACTTCAGTAGCTGCATTAACAATCGGTAATACAGGTACGGATATAACATCTAGTGTAGCCACAAGCACATCGACTCCAGTAATTACGATTAATATACCTAGCGCTAGCGCAACGGCTAGAGGTCTTTTAACTTCTACTGATTGGGGTACTTTTAACTCTAAACAAGCAGCTATTACTTTTGGCACTAATGTTTTAACCTTTATTGGAACTCCATCTAGTGCTAATTTATCAGCCGCTATTACGGATGAAACTGGTTCTGGCTCTTTAGTATTTGCCACAAGTCCATCTTTAACAACGCCAACAACTATAGGATTGAAAGGTACTAAAATAGCTATGCCAGCTAATGATATTAATTTAGCTACTGGTGATTATTTTACTAAAACTATTTCCTCAGCCGTTACACTTACAGTATCTAATGTTCCTACTGCCGGAACTGTAGCTAGTTTTATCTTAGATTTAATAAATGGTGGAGCAGCAACTATTACTTGGTGGACTACTAAATGGGCTGGGGGGATAGCTCCTACATTGACTGCTGCGGGTAGAGATAGTTTAGGGTTCTTTACCCATGATGGTGGAACTACTTGGACAGGGTTAGTTCTTGGAAAGGATATTAAGTAATGAGTGCTACTAAAGATATAATCATGGCGGGATATACACCATTATCTGATAATTTTTGGCACACTACTTTAGATACAGCTAGTGTAAATGATGTTATTTATGCTAGTGCGTATGATAGTAGCGGTAATGTCTATATTACAGGACAAGCTGGAACTGCTGATACTACTACACCTGCTTTTATAGCTAAAGTAAACTCTTTAGGGATTCTACAATGGCAAAGAAAATTAGATTGGTCTCCTTATGTAGATACAGGAACCTCTATTAATTTAGATAGCTCTGGTAATATTTATATAATCGGTAATACAGCTAATGTAGGAGCTTTTATTGCTAAATATAGCAATAGTGGTACTATCCAATGGCAGCGTACAATTACTAAGGCTCCTGGAGTATATACAGTATATGATATTATTATTACAAATACAGATATTTATATTGCAGGGCAAGGTTACAACACTGTAACTTCTAAAAATTCAGCAGTTTTAATCAAATATAATACTAGCGGTACTTTACAATGGTCTAAAGGTCTTTCAGGGTTTTCTGATGTGTCAATAGGAAGGTCAATATCTATAGATACTACTGGAAATATTTACCTAGCTGGCGACTATTTTATGAGTAGTTCTGTGTATGGGGTATTTTTAAGTAAATTTAACGCAGAAGGAACTTTATTAGCTCTTATTAAATTTTCAGTACCTACTTCAGATTGTGTTGTAGGTAAAATACAAGTTAATAGTATTGATAACTCTATTTATCTAGTTATGACCGAATCACTAGTATCAGGGTACTCTTCAACTTATATAATTAAAACAGATTCTTCATTAATTTTACAATGGCAACGTAAATTAACTAAAACAAATTCTACGTTTAATTTAAAAAGTGTTTCTACCGATTCTGCAGGTAATGTCTATGCTGCTGGAAATTTGAGTAGTAATTCTTTAGGTTATATTTATAAGTACTCGCCTAGTGGTACTATAATTTGGGTTAGAAATTGGTATTGGTCTGGAGATTATCAACCAGAACTTTACGATATAAATTGTGCTAATGATACCGCTATGTATATAACGGGTTCTATGAAAGTAGGAACTATAGCAGTTATTTCTAAATTACCCCAAGATGGTTCACTACAAGGAGTTGCAACTGTAGGTACTTTACCTATTACTTATAATAGCACGGTAACTTTAACTGATAGTGCTGGCAATGCTAGCGTAAGCAATAATATCAGTGCGTGGTTAGCTAAATCATTAACACCTTCTGGGCTAGCAACTCCTAATAAATTTAAAATAATTGGGGATACTGGATGTATTCTTGGAGGTTATAGCCCTACGTATGCCACTAGTGCCTGCTCTCGTTTTAATTCAAATGGTAGCATTTTAAATTCTTTTACAATGGCAAGTCCTCCTTCTGTATTTACAGAATCTACAACAGATAGTTCTGGTAATATTTATATTAGTGGTACTGGGACTGCAAAATTTATAGCTAAATATACTTCTGCTGGTATAGTTGTATTTATTAGAAATATGACAGCTATAGGTACTGTCAGATGTATGGGAATGGTTACAGATTCGTCTAATAATGTATATTCTTTAATTTCTTCTGCTTATGGTGCTAGCACAGCAGATACAACTATTTTAATTAAATATGATTCTACAGGAACTATTTTATGGAAACGTACCTTATACCTAACAGATAGAAACGTATCCTCTTTAAAACTTTGTATTGCAAATAATAATTTATATATTGGTAGCAATATTTATACAACTGGTACTCAGGCACCATCTATAGGCTTACTTACTAAATATAATAGTAGTGGGGTACTGCAATGGAAAGTTAACTTTACTACAGTCATGATTTTATCTGATATTATAGTAGATTCTTTTGAAAATATTTATGTTGCAGGTTCAAGTAGTGGTTATTTGCAATCCTATCTTATAAAATTTGATAATACAGGAGCAATTATATCTACTGTTACAACCGTTAGTTATAATAATTATCTTACTATAGATTCTTTAGGTAATATCTATATTACTGGGGTGGATTTAAATAATTATAATTATATAGCTATTTCTAAATTTAACTCTACAGGAACTTTACAATTTGTTAGAAATTTATATGTACCATCTAAAACTTGTACGTCTCTTGGAATTGGTATGACTTCTACGAATGATATTATGATAGGAGGTACTTTAAATAATGATTTTCCTGGGCAAGTTGGTTTTGTAGCTAAATTGCCTTCCGATGGTAGTTTAATGGGAACACTATCAGCGGGCACACCTAATATTATATATGCGTCAGAAACTGCAACATCTACAGCTGTTGCAGGATTAGCTACTACTAGTTCTTCCGTTTTAGAAGCTGCTGATACAAGTTACTCTGAATCAACTTATACCGGAGGTGCTATAACCTATGCTTCTTCTGGAACTTTTAGTGTAATTTCAGTAAATGATAATATAACAGTATCAACATTAACCACCACAGAAGCTGCAGGTTCCTTAACTGAGTCTGCTGGAAATATGACAACCGCTAATTTAAAACTTTAAGGCAATAAAATGCAAGTAGCTATTGTAAATAATAATGAAATATCTAGTATAGATTCAATTTATACTTTATTCCCAAATGTATCTTTTCCGGTAACAGGAGTTGATAATGCTTTTTTAACTGACCATTCTTTATTACCTCTTCAAGTTTGGGAAGTTTTTGATAGTACTACTGAAAAATTAGTAAATTGTCAACCCTATATTAAGGATGGTAAAGTTTTTACTTATATAAAAGAGACAAAAACTCAAGAAGAACTTATAGCTGATTTAGAGCTTACTAGTCTAAGAACTGTAGATGATATTAGATTTAAACGTAACCAATTACTTAAAGATTCAGACTGGACTCAAGTAGCTGACGCTCCTGTGGATAAAGAAGCATGGGCTACTTATAGACAAGAACTTAGAGATATAACATCTCAAACAGGATTTCCTGACAACATTATATTTCCTTCACCACCTAACTAGGAGAAATCATGGCTAAAAATTTATCAGATATTCTCCGTGGTGCTAATTATGGGACATTGCCTATAATTAATGGGGGTACAGGGGTAACTACTTCTACTGGTAGTGGAAATCTAGTATTTTCTATATCACCAACTTTAGTAACTCCTATTTTAGGAACACCTGCAAGTGGGATTTTAACTAGTTGTACAGGATTACCTTTAACTACAGGTATAACTGGTATATTACCTATAGCTAATGGAGGTACAGGGGCAACAACTTTAGCTGGTGCAAACTTACCAGTAACAAATGTAGCAAATACCTTTACAGGTACACAGACTTTTAGTGGAACATCAACTACACTAGCGGCTATATTAACTAATGCGGCTGAAACTACTACGGTGTCTGCTACTGCGGCTACTGGAACGATTGCATACTATACTGCGTCACAGTCTGTAATGTACTATACAACTAATGCTTCGGCTAACTGGACTTTAAATATTAGGCATTCAGTAGGAACTACTTTAAATACTGTAATGGCTATAGGTCAAACTGTTACAGCTACTTTTATGGTAACTCAAGGCACTACAGCATTTTATAATAACGTAGTACAAGTAGATGGAACAACGGTAACACCTAAATGGCAAGGGGGTTCAGCACCAACAACCGGCAATGGAAGTTCTATTGATGTTTATACCTATGCTATTACAAAAACTGCTGCTGCGACATTTACTGTCTTAGCTGCTGTTACTAAATTTGCTTAAGGATTATTTATGCCTTTAATTTCAAGTTTAGGTTTAATGAATGCTATAGGATTTTGGTTTAGTAGTTTAAAATACCCACCGTCGATAGCGATGAGTTCTATGAATGCACCATACCAAGATATTTACCCTTGGGTAACAGGCGTAGGTTTTGGTGTAAGGTTTACAAATCCAACAACCACAATGGCTATAGGTGCTAAAGGGTTTTCATTTAACACTAACTCATCTGTTGTTTCGTTTGGTATGAATGGTTCTCCTTTTATAACTACTTATAAGTGGAGTCCTTTAGGGTATGGGACAAAATATATTGACCCGTCACCTTCTTTTACTGGAGGGTCAAATGGTCCTGTATTTAACCCTGTAGGTGATACTATTGCTATAGGGCAAACAGCAACACCTTTTATTGGCGCATACCCTTGGAATGATACTACAGGTTATGGTACAAAATATGCTGACCCTTCTATATTGCCAGCCAGCACAGGGAACGCCATTGCTTTTTCTCCCAATGGAAATGATATATTTCTTGGGCATACTACTACCCCAAATATGACTGCTTATGCTTGGAGTTCTGGGTTTGGTACAAAATACGCTAACCCCGCATCTGCGCTTTCCGGAAGAGGTCTTGCAGTAGCTATTAACACAGCAGAGAATGTATTAACAGTTGGTACAAATGGTACACCGTATGTTAATGCCTATATTTGGACAAGTGGAGTAGGGTTTGGAACTAAATATGCTGACCCTTCAACATTACCTACAGGAAATATCAATTCCGCAACATTTAATCCTACAGGGACGGTAGTTTCTTACGCATCAAATGCGTCTCCATATGTAATATCGTACCCTTGGAGCGCAGGTTATGGGACAAAATATACTGACCCTAGCGTATTGCCGGTAATTAGCACAGGAGCAAGCGGTGTAAGTTTTAATTCAACAGGGTCAGATATAGCAGTAGCTTCAGATGGGACAACTGCTTTAACGGTCTATCCTTGGAGCGCAGGATATGGGACTAAATATACTGACCCAACTACACTTCCAACAGGCAGCAACGCATCCAAAGTAAGTTTTTCATCAAAGTAATTAGGAATATAAAATGTATTTAACAATAACAAACCAAGACACACTTAATATGCTTGCATTTAACATCGTGCATAGAGAAAGAGAAGTAAACGGATACCAAATTAACATTGATAATTTTACTCAAATGTTAACGGTACTTCCACAAGGTGATGTCCCTTCTGATATTGCACAATATGTAGGCGCAAAACCGGATAATCATACAAAAATAGACGATTTACCTTTATCTTTTAGTGACGAACAAATTGATTTAATCAGTAAGTATCAATATAGAGTTGATTTAACGTTAAGGGTACGAACTGAAAAAGCCGAGCAAAATAAAGCTAAAGCGGTTTTAAATGCTTTGAAAGCTCAAATCCCTACTGACCAACTAGATGCTTTAGTTGCTGATGCTTTAGTTAAAGTTAATGCTCAATCTGCCCCTTCAGCTTAGCTTATAGCTGAAGTAAGATTTTAATGGAAGTATTACGCAAGGACTTTGTAAAGCCAAAGAAAACCAACTTTTAATTAATTAAGGAGTACAGTATGGCTGACATGACAACACCAAATATTTTTACAATGCCACAAACTGGTGGTAACAGCGACATGGGTATGGGCGCAATTACACCTTTAATCTTAGGTGCGGCTCTTTTCGGTGGGAAAGGCGGATTGTTCGGTAACAACAGTGGCGTGGATGCAGCGGCAGCTGCAGCAGTTCATGGCGCCACCACAACAGAAGTCCAAGGTATCATAAACGGTATTAATACTATTCAAGATATTGGTTCAGTAAGACGCGAAATCGGTGAAGTTCAAAGAGAAATCTGGAAAGCTGAAGGCGATGTACAAAATGCAGTTACGGCAAGTGCTGGAAATCTTAATAATACGATTTTACAATCGCAAATTGCATCAATGCAAGGTCAAGCAGCTATTATGGCTTCTGTTGATATGCATGCAAGTGATTTGTCAGGTGAAATTAGCACTTCATTAGCAGCAACTAATGCAGCTTTCGCAGTGACCAATGCAGCTATTGCGGCGGGTACAGCAGCGGCAGCATTAGCAGCTAAAGATGGTGAGATTGCAGGTTTACGTAATACACAAATTATTACAGCAACTATTTCTGCTGATGGTAGTTTAACACGTGCCGCTATTGCAGATCTTAAAGATCAATTACCGAATGCTCGCGAATTACAATTACAACGTGAAGTTGGTGTGTTAGAAGTTCAATTATCACGTCAATTAGCAGCTGAAAATGTTCGTTCAGGTAATGTTGATGTTATCACTAATGTTAACCAAACAGCTACCCAAACTAACCAACAAGTCCAGATTCAAGCAATCTTGGGTGCGATTCAAGGATTGAGTCATAATCAAAGTGCAATGGCTACAAACTTGAATATCGGAGGCTACCAACGTGGTGTTAATCAAACACCAACTAACGTTGCCGGGTTTTAAAGAGAAATCAAAATATGGACTCGTCAGTAATCCAAAGACAGATCGAGCTTCTCCAAGCACAAATGATACCCGTGAGAGCACAAGCGATGAAACGAGTAGAATCGGTGGAAGAGACGGTGAAGAGAGTTCTTCAGACAGAGATGGCGAAGTTACAACCACCTAGTTTACAAGCAGAACCTATAGTAAGTGAAGAAGGCGTTAATATGCTTTCTGCTATAGGCTCTGCCTTGACTGAAGAACAACAACAATGGTTATCATTGCCAGAAAATCAATCCTGTATTATCGAATTCTTTTCTACAATGGAAGGGCAAGCTATAACAAGACGATTCTTTACGGCATATAAGGAATACAAATGCAAGTAGTACACACAGTAAAACTCTCTACTGAAGAGAAGGATGAATTGCTAAAGTTAGCAGTTAAGGTTGGTACGGTTCAAGAAAGTACAGCTTATACACCTGAAGAAAAGACTAAGTTAATTAAAGATAATATGGATTGGTTTAATTCATTATTATGTGATTACATTCATGATGCTTTCACATACGGTTATAATGAAGGTAAAAATTTAGCCGATATTAAAGATACAGAAATGTATAAACCTACAGTTTAATTGGAGACAATTATGTCATTTATAGATGATTTGAAAGACGCAGTAGAAACAGTTGTAGAAGTAGCAGTACCTGTATTACCTCATGAAGTAGTAGAAACAGTTGTTGATGTAACAATCGACACTATTGCGGATGCTGTATCATGAAGAATACTTTAGAAAAAGCGTTTAAAGATGCAGGAAAAGCTATTAATCACACTGTACACGAAGCAGCGGATGTTGCAGAAAAAGTTGTGATTAATCCTGATGTACAAGAAGTAGCAAAAGAAGTTGCTATTGGCGTTATTGTTGCAGCGGTATAATTATGGAACTTAGCGATAAAGGCGCAGAAGACTTAAAAGGTTCTGAAGGGTTTAGATCGCAACCGTATCCAGATGGTGAGGGCGTCCCTACTATTGGCTTTGGTAGTACTCTCTATGAGAATGGTACTAGAGTCACATTAAAGGACGCTCCCATTACTAAGGAGCGAGCGTTACAAATCTTCAAAGTTACCCTTAAGCAATACACAAGTGCAGTTGATAAAAACGTAACTGTACCGTTAACACAAAACGAATTTGATGCATTAGTAGAGTTTACATATAACGTAGGTGTAGCCGCTTTTAAAGGTTCTACATTATTGAAACTACTTAATGCAGGGGCGCCTAAAGATCAAGTGGCTGCTCAATTCCTTAGATGGAATAAAGATGAAGGTAAAGTCGTTCCAGGCTTAACCAATAGACGTAAACATGAATCAACTAAATTTTTAGGAAAATAAAATGGCAGACCAGCAAGAAACACCAGTCGTAGTGGCACCTAAAGTTATGGCTAAGGTACAACCAAAAGAATTTGTAAATAAAATTACATCTAACTGGAATATTACATCTACTGAAGTTGAAGAAGAAATCACAGCTTTGAATAGCGTGACAAATGAATATTTTGAAGGCACTATTGTTGAATTTAATAGACTATTAGAGGCTTAGTATGACATACGGCCCTACTAAGACAGTTGCGGATCCTTGTCAAGCGTATGAGTATCTTAAACCTTCGTGGAATAAGGCACGTGCTGTATGCAATGGGGAACGTACTGTAAAAGAGCTGGATCAGTATATTGATCTAATTAGATTTAGCAATTTGCTGATACCCTTCTCTACAACAATGAGCCAAGCTCAATATGACTTTTATAAGTCAGAAGCTGAATTACCAGGCATTACTGCACAATTTGCTAAGATGCTTGTTGGGGGTTTATTAAGAAAAGCTCCTATATTAACATTACCGGATGAAGTTCCTGAAGAAGCTAAGGATTGGCTTATCAATAATATCGGACGTGATGACTCTACACTAGTAGCATTTCTTGATGAATTATTGTGGGAAGAGATCAATACATCCCGTGCATGGGTATTTGTAGACCACCCATCCGTTAATAATGTTGAAAACTTAGATAAAGAAACTAGAGATATGATTAAACCATATCCTATTTTGCAAAAAGCTGAAACAATTGTTAACTGGGCAACAGCTGTAGATATATTTGGTAAAACAGTTTTAAAATATGTAATTGTTAAAGGTTACTCAGACGATTATACTATTAATGAATTCCATGCTATGAGAGTCCCTACGGTCTGGGTACATGAATTAAACGAAGAAGGTAATTACCAAATTCGTAAGTTCATGGGCACAACTAAAGACAATGGCGATCAAACTCTTAAAATAGGAGGTATTGGTGAGAAAGCTCAGCAATTACTACCTTCAGGCCATTTCGAGTTAATAGAAACATTTGACAATATACTTAATAGCGGGGAACCACTAAGGCATATTCCTGCATGGCCTGTTAATGGTAGTATAGAACCTATTATGCCATTATTAATGCCTATCGTAGATAAAGAGATTAGCCTATATAATAAAATTAGTAGACGAAATCATTTACTATACGGTGCAGCTACTTATACACCTGTTATTATGTCAGATATGCCTGATGAACAATTTGATGAAATTGTAGACGCTGGATTAGGGTCTTGGATAAGATTACGCCAAGATGATAAAGCAGATGTCTTAAAAACACCCACAGACGCATTACAAGACATGCAAAAAGCTATTGAAGCATCTATCGATGAAATGGCTAAACTTGGCATTAGAATGCTTACAACTGAAAATGAACAATCAGGTATTGCATTAGAAATTCGTAATGCTGCTCAAACGGCACAATTAAGTGTGTTGAGTACAAAAATCTCCAGTACATTAAAGCAAGTAATATGCTTAATGGTTAATTGGAGATATGGATTAAAAATTAATGCATGTGATATTGTGTTTAATTTATCCGCAGATTTTGATCCAGTGCCTTTAGGTGCTGAGTGGTTGAATCTTGTTACTCAATGGTATCAATCAGGGTTATTACCTAGAACTGTGTGGCTGCAGATGCTAAAGGCAAATGATATTCTTAATTCTGAATATGATGATGAAGCCGCATTACAAGAAGTAAACGCAGATCCTCAGATCATACCTGCAGCAACTAAATATAATGATCAGTATGCAATGCAAACATCATCACAACAAGGAGTTAATAATGGCTAAGAGTGTAAAAAGAAGTATGGCGTTAAAAGGCAATAATAATGCGGCTAAACATGGATTAGGTGCAGGATTTGGTGCAACAATGGGTGCAGGCTTAGCAATGCCTTTTGCAAAACCTGCTGCAATGTTTATGGCTAAAAGTGCTGGTCCAATGGTAATTGCACATGCTGCAGGATTAGGTGCATCTAAAGGATTATTGTTTGGCGGTACTGGGGCGTTAGTGGGGGCAGCTATTGGTGGCGGCTTAAGTTATTTAGCGTATAGTAAATTGCCAATTCAAAATCATGCAAGACACACTAATTAATTAAAGGCTACACATGATTATTAATAGTAATACACAAATTTATGACAAAACGCTAGATCGCGCAGCGATGATCCGTCTATATGAGAGAAGAGTCTCTGGTAAAGTTGATTTAGTAATTGATGGTCATGTTGTTAGACTAGATAAATTAATTAAAGATGCAGAATTATCAGGACGAGGTTTCGAAAAATTTAGAGAAGCTATTGACCAAGAATTAAGAAAGACATATAAATCAATTAATAATTCTGTTCAAAAAGATCTATCATCTCTTGTATCTGATCAACTCTCATATGCTTATCAAAAAGTAGAAGTGGCAATGGGTAAAATATGGCGTACTGAAAGACCTAAGAATAGAATCTCTGAAGAAATTGTACTTAAAAACCCATTAAGTGAAAACGGTACAATGGAGCAGGGATGGTCAGGTATTGCCAAGAATGAAAAAATTAGATTAGAAGCAGTTATACGCAAAGGTATAGCTGACGGAAAAAGCGTAGATGAAATAGCTCTACAAATACGTTCAGGAAACGTACATAATATAACTCGCATGCAGTCGAAAGGTCTGGTAATAACAGCCATTACAGCTGTATCCTCTCAGGCTGATCATGCTATTTATAAAGCAAATGAAAAAGCGTTACAAGGATGGCAATATGTTGCTGTCCTTGACGCACGAACAACTCCGCTATGTGCTCATAGAGATGGTGAAATTTATCCGATAAGCGATACAATACATCTTCCACCGGCACACTGGCATTGCAGATCTACTACAGTTCCTGTATTTAAATCATGGAGCGATATAGCAGATCTGGAAAGTGTAGCACAAGTAAGACGTAGGAATATTGAGAACTTAACTGATGCTCAAAAAGCTTTTTATGACGGTAACACACCTCTTAGAGAGTCATACAACGATTGGCTAAAGCGGCAACCACAAGATGTACAATTAAGGCATCTTGGTGATTATAAAAAAGTTAACATGTTTCAATCAGGACAACTTACTGTTGATCAATTTACTAACCCAGAAGGTAACACTATTGGAATTAAAGAATTGAGACGTATGACTGATCCTACATATACACTTCCTAATGATACACAGAAATTTGCTAATGCAAAAGCTAAATTAGATGCGATGCAATTACCTATTATGACACCAGATGATTTAATAGGAGATCCTAAATTAATTCAAACATTAAAAGATTATTATTTATTACAGGCAGGTGAATTAGATGGTACCTTATCTCTTACCAATTATCGAGGCGCACTTATCCATACAAAGAAAGCTGCCAAGACAAGAGTGCTTAACAGTCTTCCAACGGAGGACCAACTCATCTTTAACCCCGTTACCGGTAGGTACGAAGATACAAGATTATATCAACCTAATCCATCCGTACTCAATAATAACTTAAGACTTGCAAAACAAAGTGATGTTTTGAAACCAAAAGATAAAGAGTTTATTAATTCATTTAATACTGCGCTTAGTGAAAAGATGAGTGTTAATGAGCGTGCCGTTGTGGTAGATAACCTTCGTATTCTATTTACCAGATTTAGAAATAATGGTGAACAGTGGAATAACTTTAAAGCTGTGGTACAGGGTCAAATTAAATTTGATGTAATGAATGTTTCTGATGCTATTGAAACTCAGATACGTAGTGATATCAACGTATTGAAGAAACTCAAACAAGATAATTATATTGATCCAGTATTAGGTCCAACTCAATTACAAGACTTGCATGATAATTTCATTGATAATATTCGTGCTAAGAATAACTGGGAAGATACTATATCTCCTAAGATAGCTAGAGAGTTACGTAATACATTTGATTACAAGATACCCTTAGTATTAAAAAGAATGCCTAATGGTAAAGAGCGTTTAACTGAATCTGCATTACAACAATTTTATCTAAAGTTTGCGCACAGATTAAGCATGGCAGATATGCCTGATAGAGATCAATTTGCTATTGCATTAGGAAGAGATTTATACAATCTTGCTAATATGAACGGCACTAGACGTAAATGGTACGAAACAGGTATGAAGCTTCTTGAAGCTAAAAATGTTAGTAACTTCTTTGAAGTTGAAACATATGGTGTTCAAAAGCGAAGAATGAAAAGTAGACTTAGTGGTTCCTTGTTTGGCCCTTATTATGACACTCTGTCATATAATATAAGAGTTGTAGACCCTCGAATACAAGAATATTCACAGCTCACACGGAAAGTGGACGTTGGCCTACGTGTTGGCGTAACAACAGAAAAGAACAAACTGGTTTTTCGCGAGGGATATAAAACTTATTTTATTGACAGAGGTCTCCTAGGTTTAGAAGATACAAGAATACCTATTACGTCAACAAATAGTTTTTCAGATTTTCCTGAAGAACTTGTTGATAAAAATATGGCAGATGCGTTAAATTGGGCATCTAAGTCTAAGTATAAAATTGATAATGACTTTTACGACTTTACACAAAAATTATTATACTTTGAAGATGATCGAGGTAACGCTAAAAAGTATAATGATCTAAATGAATACAAACACTATATTTCATCTCGTGGTGATGCATATGAACGATTTAAATCTATGGATTGGCTTAGAAATAATGATTACGCTTTCAGTAATCATGCTTTTGTCGATCATCGGGCTAGGATCTATGATCGTGGCCTTATTAGTCCGCAATCGGGAGAATCATTTAGACCTTTCTTAAATACTGAAGTAGAAAAAGTTCTTGGCGAAGATGGATATAGAAACTTCAGAGATCAGATAGGTGCCTTTATGGGTGGTCTAAATGATGTATTTGAAGGTAGATATAATTCATTGTCATTTACTGGACGCCAAAAGATTGCTGATAAATTGTGGCCAGATATGGTAGACCTTGGTAATAAAATGTTAAGAGCCAAACCTGCAGATTTACGTGCTATTCTGGAATCAGATACGGTGCAATTAATTGAAGGTGAGGAACTTGGTAAGTTCATGAGATTTGCCATGGAAGCTGCTAAGATAGATAATCATCTTAAAGCCGGTGGCTCTATGAATGCATACAAAACAGCCTTAGCCTTGGAACAAGATGCATCGTCTTCAGGTGCTCAGATTATTGCATTAACTACAAAGAATAAGCAATTAGCTTCATTATCTAATGTTATACCAACAAATCAGAAACGCAGACTATATGATGAAATTGCTGCTGCAACATTTAATGATCCTCGGTTTAAGGTGCTTAACGAAAGATTATGCCTCAATGAAAAAGATTTACGTAAAGCTGCAAAAGCTCAAAATATGGTTACGTTTTATGGTGCTGGTGAGAGAACGGGAATTTTAAATGTAGAAGGAAAGTTAGCTAAAGTACTTGGGAAGGACTCTTCTACACTAGTAGTAAAAGCTAGTGATCGTGATAAAGTATTAAATGAAATTTCAGCTCGTGCGGCTAGATATGAAAAGTTTGATCCAGAGACAACTGCAGAGCTTAAACAGCTTAGAGAAAACGTTAAAGATATATTTAACAAAGGCTTAGATCCTGGTGATGACATTATGGAACAGTTATATTTCCTGGATCCTGCTACTAAAGACTTAGTAGAAAAAATGACACACACCTATGATATGGTGGTTACACCTAAAGACTTCCAAGCTATTGCTAAATTAATGTCTGAACATTTAGGTGAGCAGGTTCCTATTCTTAAAGATTTTACTAAATTCTTTGGTAGACTAGCTGAAGATTATTTAACTAATGCTAAGCCTTCACAAGCTGCATTAGATTGGAGATCTATAGGCGCTACTAGTATATTAGGTGCCCGTAAAAAAGGTTATGTATTACCTGATAGAGTTAGTGAAATATTAGGATTGAAGCCTGGAGAAGCTTTGTCTGAAAAGTTTTTAAAGAGATTTGATGGTTGGAAACCTGACGGAACCTTGGCTGATCTTATTTATGGTGTAAAAGGCCCAAAAGATCGTAGAACTGGATTTAAAGTATTTAAAGTAGAGCCTATAGAAAAATTAAATATCTCTAAAGGTTTTGAAATATTTTATGCTAATAAGCTGCCCAAGTCTTGGACTAATGTCCCATGGGTTAATTTTGATGGAAAAGTTATTGAGCAAAACTTTACCCAGTCATTTGAAGAAAGATTAGTCTATAAAGACAAAGATGGTAATTGGGTTAATAATTTGGTTCAGGTGCAGCAGAAAACAGAAGCCACTTGGTGGGAACAGGTAGTTAATGCAGACGGTAAAATAAATGACATTGCAGACGCAACTAAAGCACGAACAGCATATGCAGTTAACGGCAATCACTCAAATGATGCCACGTTGGTTAAGAATTTCCATATCTGGGGACGAGACAATAAGATTGCCACAAGCACCATTCACGATGCGTTTTTCGCCAATGCAGCCGATATGCTGGAGGCCCGGAAGGGTATAAGAAAACTATATGCTAACGTACTAGATAAGAACCCTGTCAAGGTTACTTTAGATGAAATGTTAGCTAGAGGTTTTCCAAAAGAATTATATGATAAATATTTAGAAGAAGCTATTGACAAAGGATTAATTCCAGTTGCTGGTAAATCAGTTGTCGGTGGTAAAACATTAACAGAAGCTGACATCTTAACAAAGAAAGATGTAATGAGCGATATCCCCGATCCTACTAAATTTGAGGATGATTGGGGTTTTTACGGCATAGGCTGAAATATGAACGCAGAAATTAAAAGATGTACATGTCAACATCCTAATCAGGATAAACTCCATGGCAATGGAATGAGAGTGATGAATCCAGATCAGAAGAAAGGGTTCACATGCACTGTATGTGGAGCAAAACACAAATGAGATTTAGTCACGCATTAGATTTAATAATTGCAAACCACAAACTAGCACGTACAGGTTGGAACGGTAAAAACATGTATGTCAGTATTGTTAGAAATTTTGGTTCAGTTGAGCCATTTTTCATATTAACACAACCTACTAAGACGAACACATGGGTTCCTTCAATGTCTGATTTATTATCGGATGATTGGGTTATCTTTCCAGAGACCCCGTTAAATTAACCCTTAAGCGGTCCCCCCTTTAATGAGTCTATTAGTTAATTAGTCCTTTATTTATTCTTTAATAAAATAATAATAAATAAATATATTAATGATTAATAGACCCCGTTAAATTAACCCTAAATACTAAAAACAAATATCCTATAGGGTGAATTGTATTCACTTTATAACACTGAGTTGTACTCAAAGGAAACATAAAATGACCGAAAATGTCGAAGAAAAAGAAACTGATAATATTACTCCGGATACTACTGCTACCAATTCTCCTGTGGATGATATGGACACGAAGATCCAAGAAGCTCTTAAACCAATCAAAGAAAAACTCGATAAAGCGTACAGCGAAAGAGACAATGCGTTAAAGAAAGCTGCTGAGTATGAACAAAAAGAGAAAGAAGCTGAAATAAAAAGACTTCAAGAAGAAGGAAAACATAAAGAAGTTTATGAACTTCAGTTAGCGGAAGCCAATGCTAAATTGGAAACGATAACAAAACGTAACATAGAACTCGCTAGAGATTTAGAAGTAAAATCTGCTCTTAGTGGATATACGTTTAGAAGTGATAAAGCTGCGGATATGGCATATATGGATGTGGCATCGCAACTTGTACAAAATGAAAATGGAGTATGGGTGCATAAATCAGGAACTGATCTAAGAACCTTTATAAAACAATTTTCTGAAGACGATAACAATTCTTTCTTATTCAAACCAAAAGTTTCGACAGGGGCCGGTCAGACAAGTTCTAGCAGTACTTCTCAAGATACTTCGAATAAATCTTTATTCCAGTTATCACAAGATGAAGTGCTTAAACGTGCTGCTGAAGGATCACTTCGCAGGAAATAAATACTTTAAGGAAAAATGAAAAATGGGCGCTACAACTTTAAGCCTTACTAATGGGCCATCGGGATTATCTACTAATTATGTATTACAAGAAGCTATTGGCGCATACAGCGACGAAGCTTACACTAATGCTAGAAAATTATCAGGTACAGGAATTACTTCTTCTAACCCACAAATTGATACCAGCACAGAAACCTTTATTGGCCAAATGCGTTGGATGAAACCGTTAAACCCAACTATTAACGTTGCGTCATTAACTGATTCTACAGATGGTACTAAAACCAGTTACGACACTGACTACAGCACATATATTAAAACTGTGCGTACACACGGTGCCGAAAAAGTTAACATGCAACAAATTGTTACACAACAAGACGGTCTAGCTAAAATTGGTCGTGACTTCGGTGAAACTCGTGCTCAAGACGAACACAATGCTATTCTTTCTGTATTGAAAGGTGTTGCTGTAGCTGAAGCATTAAACGGTGCTGCTACAGGCTCTGGTTCAACTGGTCTTGGTGGTCAAACATTCTCTAACGATCCTACAGATAAGAAATATGGTTTCTACGTAGATCTTGGTTCTGAGAAAATCGTTACTGCTAATGGTGTTGCTCCTGGTGCCGTTGTTAACTATGCATATCAAGGTGCTTCACGTGCTGAAGGTTTCTTAAATGCATTCGGCATGGCATTTAAAGATTATGAACCAGAATGGGCATACTTAGTTGTATCTCCTGAAACTATGGCTTCATTCCGTTCAGCTAATTTTGTTGATGAAACAACTATTGTTGATGGTAACATTAATTTTAACACAATCTTCAATGGTAAATTCCGTTTAATCACTACACGTGCTGCTCAGTCGCTTTCTGCTGCTGAATTAACAATGTTACGTACTGGTGCTGGCGTTGGTGCTACAACTACTTTTGCTGCTAATAAGAAAACTTCATTCATTGTATTGCCAGGTGCAATTGCAATGGAACAGTTGATGGTTCCTGATTCAGTTGAAGTTTACCGTGACGCTAACAAATACAAAGGTGGCGGTACAACTTCTATTTGGAATCGTTGGGGTTATGTATTATCTCCTGCTGGTTACGATTGGAATGGTGCTAAAACTGCATTCCCATCTGACGCTGATTACATGGGTGTTGTTGAAAGCGGTACTTCTAAAGCTCTTACAGCTACAACTACTATTGCTAGCGCACGTGGTACATGGACACGTAAAACACAATCAGCATTATCATTAGGTATCTTACCTGTATTCCATTCTTAAGGAGTAAGTTATGGCACTAGTTAAAGGTGTTAATTCAAATGCTACCGTAACTGAGGCCGATACTTATTTTGAGAACAGACTAGATGTAGCGGCATGGACTGACGCTTCCGATACTCAGAAAGAACAATCTCTATGTACTGCTACATTTATGTTGGATGAATTGGATTGGATCGGAGTAGCTACAGATTCAACTCAGTCACTTGCTCATCCTCGTAAAGATGGTGAATATTTTGATCCTAAGCTTGGCATACTTGTTCCATTAGTTTCCACTGTTGTTGATATAAGAGTCACTAAAGCTACTTATGAGTTAGCTTATCATTTATTAAATAATGATGGACTTTTAGACAACACAGGCTTAATCAAAGATTTAGAACTTAGTGGCATTAAACTTAGTGTTATTAGACCTGCGGATAAAATCCCTATGGTTGCAAAAACACTTATCAAACCATTACTCCGGAATAGTGGTAAGAGAACATGGTGGAGGGCTAATTAATGGCATATAATTCATTAATTGGTAATTCATTAAATAAAGCATTTAATGCAGCTAAAGACTTAGCTATTGATGCAGTGTTTACAAAGACAACTAATTCTGAGTTTGATTTTAGCACTGGTGAAGTTAACGATACAACTATACCTTCGATAACGACAAAAATAATTATTACAAAAACGTCTAAAACTTCAGAAGCGAAAACTATGACTATTATGTTTAAAACAAAAGAAGTCGGAGCGTTTTCAATGACAGACCATGTGTATATAGATAGTGCTAAATGGCATATTGGTAATGTGATTACTTCAAACAATCATATTTCAGTTGTTGAACTCTATCATGAGGTATAACTATGGGTAAGTATACTGATTTAGAAAAAGACGTTTATTCAGTATTTTCATCTAATGAATGGAAAGCTGAAGAAATAAAAACATTCCCGACAAATTTTGTAGTGATGAATACTACTAATGACGAATTTATACGCGTATCAGTGATACCTAGTGGAAACCCTATAGATAGATACTCATTAGCAGGAATTCTCATAATTGATATTTTTACAGCTGCAGGTTCAGGTACTAGACGTGCCTCAATAATAGCAGATACTTTAGATAGTTATTTAACTAACAAATCTAAAAATACAGGCTCTGGAATGACTCAATTCGGTATAAGTAGTCTAGCACATTTAGGTGCAGATAAAGCTTTGCCTGTGATTCATAAAAGTACCTATACAATCTCTTTCAACTTCTTCGGAAGTTCTACTTAAATTTAAAGGAATAAAAATGGCTCACATTTCTTCTATTGCTGCGGCAATGTTTTCAGATTTATCTGTCTGCACTAAAGCACATGACTTGACAACATATAATTTAGAAACACTTATTAAAGAAATTCAGTCAGGTCAATTAACATCAACAGGTGATGGCTTGTCAACTGCGGGTAAAGCAGTTGCGACACAAGGTTTGTTTCAAACATTAGATTCTGCTACTGATACAGGCGGTTTCTTACGTATTACAAACATCAAAGAATTTCCTGCAGTTGGTACGCCTGCAAACGTTGTTAAAGTTCCTGAATATGGTGCTAAAACATCTAAACAAATCCAAGGACAAGCTGACTCACCAACGATGGAACTTACTCTGAACTTTGTTCCAGATAAATGGAAAGAAAACAAAGTTGCATACAGTACTGGCTCTTCATCTCCTATTGTTATTGGTGATGGTAATGTTTATTTGTTTAGATTCACATTATTAGCGCAAGAACCAGAAGGCTATAAAGCTATTACCGATACTGCATCAGTAGATACTGATGCGATTGGCGGTTCAGGCACAACTTCTTCTGTAATTGGTGCTGTTAAAAACTCTTCTTATTACTTCTTAGGTAAATTTGAAGCGTTAGAAGTAACACCCAGCTTGACAGATGCTATGTCAGCGAAATTAACTATTACTGTACAATCAGATATTCGTGGTGCATTCACTGTGTAAATGATGTACTTGGAGGGGATTCGTCCCCTCCTTCTTATTATGGATAGTATATGTCTCAAAATAAACCATTTAGCTTAGAGTATGTTGTTGGCATTACTGTTAAACATATGCTTAAAAGTATTGATATTAGTATTAATAAAACATTCGAACGAACGAAAGATGACACATTGACTCCAGATAAAAAATCTGAAGCTTTCGAAACACTCTCAATTTTACATCAAATGCGAGCACAACTAGATGAACGCAAGATTAATCAAGGTAAGTAACATGTCAGAAGCAAAAGGTATTAAAGCTCTAGTCGGCCAACGTATGACTAAAACAGTTAAATTCTTAACAGGTGATGTTAAGATTTCTAAGTTAACTGTATCTGAAGTTTTAGAAATTCAAAACAAAGCAAAAGACGCTGATAAAGACGAAAATGCAGGTTTAGAATTACTTAAAACGGTTATTCGTATGGGTGTTGAAGGTGGTCAAGAATTAGATGATACAGATTTTGATAACTTCCCTATGGAAGAATTATCTAAACTATCAAATGAAATTATGAAATATTCAGGCTTAGGTCAAGATTCGGGAAAGTCTGCTTAGACTCGGAGACACTTCCAATATTTGAATTAGCATTTCATCTTAAGATGCCTGTGTATAAAATATACGAAGAGATGACTTATGAGGAATTGCTAGGTTGGTTTAGTTATTTAGAACAAAGACCAATCGAATGGCGTTCCGATGATCGCGCAGCTAAATTAATTCAAGTACAGGGTGTCAAAGAGAAGCCTTGGCAACTTTTTACTTCATTAGATGCTATTTACAATCCAAAATCTAATAATAATAATGATGGTCTTTTTGATCAAAGTAATTTTAAACGCTCAGGCTTCTTCCTAAAATTAGCTGGAGCCAAAGACGGTGACAACATTTTTGGAGAATAAATGTCTGTTAAAATAAATATAGATATTAATGCTGAATTTAAAAAACGTGTTGATAGAATAAAAGACAATAAACTCGAAAACATTTTAACTGCACTAAAAGAAGCAACACCAGTTGACACGGGTAGAGCGCGAGACGGTTGGGAATTAAAACCTGGCAAAATAATTAATAATGTCGAATATATCGATGACTTAAATGCCGGTCACAGTAAACAAGCACCATCGCATTTTATTGAAAAAACTTTACTATCATTTAAAGATGTAAAGTCAAATGGTGTTATTGTAACACATACCCCTGAAGAATCTTAAAGATTCCTTAGGGGTTTTTTATAGGAGAGTAAAAAGATGTCAGGCATTGTCATTGATGTCGAAGCTAAGATTGATAAAGCGCAGCGTGATCTAAATACATTAAATAATTCAGTTAAAAATATTGAAAAAAGTACTAGCTCGGTGGCTAATGCCTTTGATGGTCTTATAGCTTCAGTCGGTAGTTTAACAGCGTTAGGTAGTTCGTTATATTTTATGCAAGATATAGCCACTTCTTATCGCAATATGGAAAACCAAATAAAATTGGTTACAAATAGTACAGAGGCTTTCACTAAAACGCAAGAAGAGCTCTACAACATAACCAAAGAAACACATAGCGAATTGAAAAATAGTGTTTCTATTTACTCAACATTAGGCAAGTCGCTAAGCCAAGCTGGAATTTCATCTGAAAGATTAGTCAGTGCTACTAAAACTATACAACAGTCTATGAGTATTTCAGGTGCATCTGCTGAGTCGGCTAATGCAGCTATTATGCAGTTAGGCCAAGGGCTGTCTTCAGGTGCATTACGTGGTGAAGAATTAAACTCAGTGATGGAACAAGCTCCACGATTAGCACAAGCGTTGGCTGACGAATTACACGCCAGCTTAGGGGAAATGCGTACTCTTGCTGCAGAAGGCAAGCTCACTACCAATGTTGTATTTAAAGCATTAGAAAACCAAGCAGGAAAAATTAATGATCAATTTTCTAAATTAAAACCTACATTAGCGCAAGGCACACAAGCTTTGAGTCAGAGCCTTAAAAATTATTTTTATGAATTTGACAAAGGATTAGGCTTAACAGATCTAATGGGTGTGAGAAATGCCAAACTTGCTGATAAAATTGATGAAGCTGCTAAAAAAGCCTTTATATTAGGTAATAATATCGCTATAGTTGCATTAAAGTATAAGAATATTTTTGATTATGCACAGAGACCTCTTAGATTACAAGCTGAAATAAATTTTGAAAAATTTAAAATAAGCTTAGAGCAATTAGGCATAACAGCCGCATTTGAGCATCTTGGAAAAAATCTTGAAGTTTTATTAAATAATATTTTCAATGGGCTACTTGATAGATTTCAAGCACGTAATAAGGGGATAGGCAGTATAATTAGTGCATCCGTTTTAGATACTTTTCATGATGCAATGAATTTACAAGCATTAGAAATGGATAGTATCCTTAATAAGCTAACTAGAAGTATTTTTAATTTTGTTAGAAATATTAATGCTACCGTCACTGAGTTGAAGTTAAAACCTCTTTTATTTATTGATGACCTTTTTAATAATATCCTTCGAGGTTCACAAAATTTAGATTTTGCATTAACAGCTATAACTCGATTCGGTAAAGATGTTATTCATGTATTCTTTAATATTTACGATAAAGTGATTGGAAATTCGTGGTGGACAGACACTATTAATACAGTTATAAATACGTCTGATTCATTATGGTCTAATGCTAAAAATGGCTTAACTAAGTTTTCAAAAGGCGTCCAAAATATTTTTGAAGGTTTATATAATGATGTAGTAGACATTGTTGACAGCTTTGGTAGTTTTGATATTAAAACAATAAAAATAGCTATAGTAGTAAGCCGTGTTGAAGAGTTTGGAAGAGATATTTATACAAGTTTAGTTTCAGGCATTACTAAATTTAGTAAAGAATCGCCTATGCTATTTCAATCAATAGCAGCAGGGTTAGGCGCAATTCTAGTTAGTATGATGTTTCCTGTATCACGTATCACCCTTGCATTAGAAGCTGCTTTAACAACTTCTGCTTTAAAATCAGGTGCCATTTTTAGTGAATCAATAGGAAAAGATTTTTTAGATGAAAGTTTATTTTTATCAATAGGTAAGAAACTTGGAGAACTTACTGGCAAGCTAGTTGATAACTTTATAAAACAAATACCAAACTTGATATCAGCTCTCTTAGGTGTAATAAGCGGGTTTACACGAGGTTTTTTAGAACAAATACCAATAATTGGATTAGCTTTTAAAGCATTATTTAAAATTGGTGATTTAACTGAAACCAGCGGGCCATTAGGCCTAGTTGGGGGTTTGTTACTAGGGACTATGGGCCTGAAACTTCTTTCCTCTATAGGTATATTTAGCGACCAAATTGAAGGTATTTTTGTAGTTGCTAGAAGAGTAGCTATGTTCTTTGCCGGGCGCGGTGGCCTAATGTCGATGTTGCTCTTTGGAGGTAATAGAGCATTCTTTACAATTGGTTGGGCAGGTCTTATATTAGATCAGATGGGCGCATTTGACAGTCTTTTTGAAAATTCAGGGCTAATGCACTTAGCCATAAAAGGTGGATTGCTTGCAATGGCTTTGTTTGGAATTAATGGTCTTCGCGCTATTCGTGCTGAAATCATTATTCCAATATTACAAAGTTTTCGTGCGTTAATAACAAGCTTTAGTTGGGGCACATCATTACTTTCTGGCCTAGAAGCGGCTATTGCGGGGAGTGGCAGAGGGTTATTAATGCGATTTGTTGGAATGTTAGCAGCTATGCGTCGAGGTATGACTGATAGACTATTTGCTATGACATCTGGACAATCTATTATTGAAGCATTAATTTTTGGATCAGCTGGGCCAATAGGTCTTATTGGAAGTTGGTATTCAAGTATTGTAGGTTTCTTTTCGCGTATAGGCGGCTTAAGTATATTTAACGGAATTGGACCGGCACTTGCTTCAGTTAGCGCATCTATGGCAACATTACGCGCATCTGCAGGCGCTACAGGAATCCTCAGTAGATTTCTATTTGGCCCAGCAGGTATTGCAGTCGTATTAGCCGCTATTAGTATGTTTGTAAGCTCTGTTAATGCAGCTGAAATTGAACTTGGTGGTGATAAACGACAAAAGAAATCCTGGTTTGAAGAATTAAAAGATTCTATATCTTCATTCAATATTTCTAAATTATTCACTGGAAATCCTTTTCAACCATTAGTTGATTTTTGGAATGATATAGATATTGTAAACACCATATCACAGAATGTTGGGACAGTGATAAGCACTACAACTGCTTCTGTAGGCTTCTTCCTATTTGTATTTAAATCGCAAGTAGCTCAGCTGCTTTCTGTACTATTTTCAGCTGTCAATTTGTCAAGGGTAGCTATAGCAACTTCACAAGCCGTATCTCTTATTGGAATTGCTGCTTCACAAATTAAAGGTTTTATATATTCCATTGGCGCTGCAATTACCAGTCTTAATTATGTAGCAATGTTTTCTTCTTTATCAGGAGGACTAGCTACATTTATTCTTAGCATGCGAGGTATTCTTCTTAGCGGCATGGGAGCTATGGCAGGCGCAATGGCTGCAAATCTTGTAGGCGGCTCTGATTGGGCAGCTTTAGGTGCAATGATCGGTGCGATGATTGGCTTGAAAATTTCAGAAGCAATTGGAAGAGCAATATTAACACAAGCCGGCTTAATAATTGCAAGAGCAATTGCAGTAGTTATAGGTGGCTTGATTGCACTTGCTATTCCTATAGGTCTTATAGGTCTTTGGTTGTTTGGCGATAAACAGGATTTGGGCAAAGATTTAGATGATGTAATTGACAAAGTTAAAGAACTGATGGGCATGGGTTCGCCCACTAAGAATCTAACTACAGGCTTATCTAAAGAAGCGCAAGCAACAGCAGAAAAAATCGGTTTAAGCATTACGTATGATTTAAAAAAGATAAATCCTGATTTATTAAGTAAAACTGATAAAGATCGATTAGATGAGTCTATTAAGAGTTTAGATGAAGTTTTAGTAAATGGTGGAAAAGATCTTGAAGCGGGGATAGCATTAAGTGGTTCTCAACTTGGTGAAATACAATTAAAACAATTACGTACATCCAACATTGCTAATAAAGATGCTGCCAAAACAACATTTGAATTAAAGGATTTTGCTGACAGCGTATTAAGCGCTAATACAAGTAAGCCGCAAGATCGTTTTGATGTTGGGTTAAATTGGATTAAACAAGCTAGTTTAGATCTTAAATATAATATTGAGCATGCAATCCTTTCGGCTAAGGTGAAGTATCCTGTGTTCAAATCAGAGGATCCACTTAAAAATAGATTAATGCTAAATAATCTAGAAGAATCTAGAAAATATAAGTATACTGCAGGCGCTAAAGAACTGACAGATAGAGAGTTTTATATGGGGCGAGGCATTCAAAGCCTTGCATTGAATGGACCAGAAGGCCCAAAAATTAAAGAGCAGATGACTCTTGAAGCAGCAAAGTATACTGAAATTATTAAAAAGTTAAATGACGAGTCTTCAGCTTATACTGCAGCTGACCGTACAATGATGGAAGAGTATAGAAATTCATCAATGACACGTATGGAAACTTTATTAAAACAACAACAATACTTTCAAAAAGAATCTGCATCTATTGCTAAGTTTAATGCAGAATTAGGAAATCTTGCAAGTAACTTTAATACTAAAAACTTTGAATTCAAATTAGATACAAATAAATTATTTGCGCAAGATCAAGAAGCATACGATAGACTATTTTCTTTGAGCAAAGAAGCTAAGAAGCTGGGTGAAGAGTTAGAGAAAACTTCTGATATAAGCAAACGTAATTCTATTATATTGCGTATTGAAGAAATTAGAACAGTCACTACACGTCAAGTAGAACAAGCAAATAACCTTAGAAACAGAGCACAATTTGAATTAAAATCGATTGGTGAAAAAGCTGGTGTTAAAGTCCCTAGCGCGTCTGAATACTTGCCGACCACTGCTGCAGAAGAATTTAGAACTCGTCTGCAATCCTTACAAGCTAGACGTGAAAATATTAAGACCAAGCCTGCTGCTCCAGCAATGTATGCCTTGGGAGATATTCCTAAAGATAGTAAGGAATACACTGCATACATAGACGATTTCAATAAACGTAATGAAGCGTTTAAGAAAGCGGAAATAAATTTTAAAACAGAATCTGATGCAATTAATACCGAAAGTATTAAAATTCAAAATGATATTATTGAATCTTTAAAGACAAATTCAGATACTAAAGCACAATTCTTAAAAGATGCTGCTGAATCAGTTAATATAGACTTATTGCAATCTATTTCAGATTTCGGACTAGAGCAGGCTACTGATGCTATTATAAAGATTGCTGCTAAATCAAATGAAGTATCCGATGCATTAGCTAATAAAGATTGGGGACTGGCGGCTAAGCTTAATGAAGAAATGAAATCAATGAAGTTAAGTATTGATCATATCGATCCTAAACCTCTTGAAGATCTTTTATCCGTTCTTAATGTTACGGCTTCTAAGCGTGATATTTTAGGCTTTAGTAAAACATCTTTTGATCTATTCAAAGAAGCTGGAAAGAGCGTTCAAGAATTTGATAGAGCAATTAAAGCAGGTCAAGATACATTATCTCAAGATAGTCTTAATGATTTATTGTCAAAAAGGTTAATGGCTACTGAAGCGGCATTTAATGAAATGCTTAAGTATGCTAATACTACTGGCGAAAAAATGTCTCAATCATTTGCTGATATCGGTGTACAAGATGTCGGAGGTTTAAGTAATGTTTCAGAAGGCGCTTTAAAACGCTTATTAAGTTTACAAACTATGTTGGCTAAATTAAAGCATGATGCTGAAAAACCAATGAATTTATCTGAGTATAAGGAATATCTTAAAAACCTTAATTTAGTAAATGCTGCATTAATAAAAGCTAAGAGTGTTTTGGCAACGTTTAGTGAAAAAGCTAATACATTTAGAGAAATATTTAAAGTTGATTTAACAGATTTAGATATTGCGTCAATGGCTGATGGATTAGGCATGCGTCTTGTTGAAGTTGCACAAACTGCAAAAGCAGCATTAGAATCAGCAATGAAATCAGATGGTGGAATATTTAGTGATTCTACAAAACAATTAGCGGAAAATTTAAAAGATATTTCTGATATTGGTCCATATATAAAGTTTTTTAATGATTTTAAAAACAATACTGAAGACTCTTTAACAGACGGCATTAAAACATCATTTGAAAAAGTAAAAGCTGCATTACCTAATTTTGGATTGGACTTTAAACAATTTGGAATGTTAAATAAAGCTGATCGTACAACATACACTAAGCAAGCATTAGAGTCGAGTACATTAGATGCTATTTTTACACTTAATAATTTAACACAAGATCAAGCTGATATTATTAATAAGCTAGGTTCTGGAATGCCTTTTGACGCTATGATGACCGATTTAGAAAAGTCATTTAGTGAAACTCAAACAAAAGCTTTTGATAAATTTAAATCTACGCCAATTGATAGTTTAAACACCAATCTTGTAGATTTAAAAGATACTATTATAGCGGATATTGCTTCTAGAACAATTAAAACAAATGAGGTTGTTAAAACAGTTGAAGAATCTAAACCTAATACTAATTCGGTATTACGGACAGATTATAAACCGTTGGCTAGTTTTTCAAAAGATACTCCTGATCTGTTAAATACATTAGTTAGCCAAACAGTGGCTAAATATCCTACAATTAATCCTAATTTGATTAAAGGAGTTATTGCGCATGAGTCAGCAGGCAGAAATGTTCCTACAGGTATCTTAAATAAAGAAGGTAAACCGGCTAGTACAGCATTCGGTGTAGGTCAGTTCTTAAAAGGTACAGCTGCAGACTTAGGTATTGACAGAACCAATATAGAGTCTTCTATAATGGGAATTGGTAAATATTTATCTATATTAGGAAAAGCTTTTGGTGGTAACGAATTCAAAATGCTAGCAGGATATGCAGCAGGAGAAGGTGGTGCTAAGAAAGGCAAAGGGCAACAATCAGCTAAAGAAGTATTGGCATTAGTTGAAAAGATCAAACAAGACCCTAATATTGAAAAACAAATTAATGCCAACTTATTAGGCACTAGAGATGTTAGCGATACTATAAAGGCAGCTGCGGCTAACAATGCAAAGATAATTGTTGATGCTGTTGCAGCGCCTGTAACATATGAAAAACCTAAGAGCGGTGAAATAGATCCAAGAGCGAAAGCTGAAGCGTTTTATACTCAGAAAATAAGAGGCATAGATAAGCCATTTGATACTTATAAGCAAATCTTAGAAGGTAATCAATATGGCAGAATGCTTAGTACTCCTAAAGAGATGTTAGGTAAAAGTCTATCACCTGAAACTTTAGGAATGCTATCTGATATTCAGACTAAATTTGCTACGGGGATTAATGAAGCATTATTACAAGCACAGCAAGAGTTTAATATTGCGCTAGCTACTGGCACTGATACAACAACTGCACAAGAGAATATTACTAAGTATTCTGAAGCGTTAAAATCATTTTCAGATGGTGTAGCAGCTGATGCTAAATCTATTGAATTGTCAAATATGCAGGCATTTAGTTCAGCTAACCAAAATGATATTACAGCATTTGCTGAAAAGTTTGGTGGGTTAGGTAGTGATGTATCTGCAGCAATGACTGAAATGGAAAAGAAAACATTCAATTCTATGCTTATTATGAAAGCTTCTTTGAATGCTGAATTAATAGAAAAGAAAAAGAATAGCGAAACTACTACAGAAGTTGCTAGGAAAATAGCAGATCTTACTGATGCTGAAAATGAACTTAAAGATAAAACTGTAGAAATGGCAAATGCCGCACGAGAAGCTGGTAAAACTTTTGCATCAAGCATTACATCATCATTTAAAGATGCATTTAAAGGTTTATTAAATCAGAATAAAGATCAACGTAAATCTGTACTTGGTACCTTTGGTAGCAAATTAATGGTTGATATTAAAGACCAAGTAGTTAATATGTTTACTGATTCATTTACTAATACTATTGGTCTAGGCAAGGGTGGTGTATTATCTAAAGTATTTAATAATGCAGGTAAAGGTATCTCATCTATGTTTAGCGGTATCGGTTCTGGTGTTAAAAATATCTTCACAGGTAATATGACTTGGGATAAAATGACTACTGGCATTAGTAGTTGGTGGAATGGTATGACCAGTTCTACTGATATTTCTAATATGTCACCTGAAGAAATTCAAATGTCTGCCGCTGAGAAGTTCTCTGCAGCTGTTGATAAATTTGCTGGTGGCGGTGGTGTTGTAGGCAATGTGGCAAAAGCAGCTACCAGTGGAGGCATTGGTGATATGATATCAAGCGCTCTACCGTGGCTAGCAGGCGGTGCAGGCGTAGTTGGTCTTGGTGCGTTATTATCAGGTAGCGGAAAAGGCAGCTGGACAGAAGGCATATCAAGTCTTGGCTCTAACTTTGGAGCTAAATTTGGAGGAGGGACTTCTGATAATGGCAACCCTACTGAATTATTAAATCCAGTTACGGGAGCATTTGACAAAGTAGGCTCATCTATAGCAGATGCAACAGCTGGCATCAGACAAATGACTTCTCCAGATACTACTACAGCGCTAGGAGATGTCTCTACAAAATCTATTACTCAATTAGGACAGTCTATGCAAAATAGTTTGCCTGCAGCTGAAGTAACTGGATTATGGAATATATTATTATTACCAATCACAGGCCTTTTTAAATTGATTTCCGCTGGAATAACGGGCCTTATGAGTTTATTTGGAGGTAATCCAGGTGATTCGGGAGCAGCCAATGGAACTAATGTAAGTTCAAATAACGATTTTGTTGGTCCAGTAAAGGCCGCTACTGGCGGTAAGATTACAGGTGCAGGTACTGGTACATCTGATTCTATACCAACTATGTTATCTAATGGTGAATTCATTATTAATGCCAAAGATGCTAAAGAAAATATGGCGTTATTAGAATCAGTTAATAATGGAAAAGTTATCAGAAGAGCTGCCGGTGGTATTATTGGCGGTGCAATAGGTGTTGGATCTTCTGTCAACTCTATGATGGGCGGTTCGCCTGATCTTTCTAAAGCTATGAATATTGCGGGCGCATTAGGTAATTTATTAAACTTATTTAAAACAGATCCCAATGATAAACTATTAGCTGCAGCAGAACACTTAGAAGCGGCTGCAACAGCATTAGAAGCTGCAGTAGCCGCAGGAGGATTAGGCGGTGGTGTAGGCGGTGGTGCAAATGCAATTAATTCTAATTTAACGGGCGGTATACCTGAAGGTATGACTAATTTCTCTAGACAAATAGGAATGGATAATGCAACTACTCAAGGTATTGCTGATACGAGTGGTTATGGTGCTACACCTGGGTTAACACCATTACCAGGTGCAGGCACTATGGGTGGCGGTCCAGCTCCTTTAGCTGATAAGATAGGTCTTCCAGGTGAAGGTGGCGGATTCTTTGGTGGTATAATGGATTGGTTTAAGAACCTTGACTTCTCTAAAATGTTCGGATCTCTTGGCTTCGCTACGGGCGGTCAAATCACAGGTACAGGATCAGCAACTTCAGATTCTATTCCAGCAATGTTATCTAATGGTGAATTCATTGTTAACGCTGCGGCCACCGCAAAGAACTTACCTATGTTACATGGAATTAATAATGGCAAAGTTGAGCATCACTTCTTAGGCGAATTAGCAGGTATTATATCTATTGCAAGCTCAGGTATGAGCGTTGGGCAACAAGCTGCGTCTCTGGCAGACGGTGGCGGAGGTGGCGGTGCAGGTGGCATTATGGGTATACTTTCAAAGATACTTGGTCCACTGTTCAAAATGATTGGACCATTAGCTAAAATATTCCCCGCAATCGGAAACTTATTCGGTAATGGCGGTATGCTTGGAAGTCTATTTAGTAGTAGTGGAGCGAGTCCATTAGGTGCCGCAGGTGATGCATCAATGGGCAGTATGTTCTCAGGTTCAAACCTTGGATTATCATTCGCTAAAAATGGTGGGTTATTCTTAGCAGGCGGTGGACATGTAAGTGGTCCAGGGACTAGTACATCTGATTCTATTCCAGCTATGTTATCTAGCGGTGAATTCGTAGTACGTGCATCAGCTGTAAGCCAACATCGTGATTTGCTACATCAAATCAATAGTGGACAAGTGCCAACATTTGCCACAGGCGGTGTAGTAGATGCAGCTGCTCCAGTGATGTCAACGCCAACAGCCAGTAATTTTAAATCAGTAACAACTAAACCAGGCGCTAATAAAGGTCAACAAGTAATAAATCTCAATATAACTGGAGATATCTCTAGACAAACTAAATCAGAGATTTATAAAATGATGCCTTCTATTGCAGATGGTGTTAATTCTCAAAATAAAGAAACAGGATATAAAAGATAATGATATATGGTATCTGGGACGGGACTAAAGTTATTGCTTCTTTTGTTGTACCAACGATAGTAAGAAGTAATCAACCAACGTTTTCATCAGATACCCTTTCATTAAAAAGAGTAACCTATAGACGCACAGCACAGAGATGGGAAATAGACTCGAAGCTATTTCCCCTTCATATGACCGCGCAAGACTTAATGGTTAGTTTTATAGTGAACGGGCACGGTGAAATAGTTCAAGCGGTAATGCCGCAAAATGTAGGTGCAAAAGCAGCAAAGACAATGACATTTCAAATAGGGACATCGTCAGCTGCTAGTGCATATGATTCAACAGTAACAATTGGAGCTGTAAGTAGCGGTAACGGAAAAGTAATACCTAAAGGTACATTTATTAGGTTTGCAGATCCATTACATACTAAGGTGTATATGTTGACTGCTAATGCTATTATTTCAGGCACGGCACCGACTACATTATATGTGTATCCACAATTAAGAAAAGCTGTACCTTCAGGTACAATTATAAACTATCAAGATGATGTTATCATCAATTTAAAATATGATACAGATACGGTTATTGGAATGGTATATGAAAATGGTATACTAATGGATAACGGTACAATTAAACTTATAGAGGCAGTATAATGATCTCATTCACCCCTAATATAACAAAAGCATTAAATAGTGATGCAATCGAGTTTTTCTCATTAGTGCGAATAGAAAGAACCGCAAATGAAGTAGACCCAATACCTATCAATTTATATGCAACTACTAGCCATTACAATGATATTCAATTATTAGTAAATGGAAGTCCTTCAAGTAAATATAACTATATTGCTGATGGTACATTATATGCAGTAGATCCTCCTCAAAACTCTTCAGTAGTTGACAGAGAGCAATATAAGATTGCATTTGCAGACCCTGACTTTTCAAAGCGAGGTGCAACAGAAGATAGCCTTATAGGTAGAGTTGTTGAGTGTAGATTAGGCTTTGTTGATTCAGACCCTAGTTCTCCTACTCACGGTAAACCTTTTTTAAATATAGACGACACTATTGTAGTGTACAGAGGAAGAGTAGATGGCGTCTCAGCTAGTATAAAGGTGGGAAGCTTAGGTGAAAGCATATTACAAATAACAGGCTCAAGCCCAATGCGTAATTTAGACATGAAAAAGCCATTCTTCTTGAGCCGTGAAAAGACTAAACAAAGGGAACCTCTTGATACTTCATGCGATCAAATTTATGAAGGTTCTACCGGTATCATTGTCAAGTGGGGGAGAAAATAATGGGACTTGCATTAGCAGCCGTAATAATAGGCGCAATTTCCTTGATCTTGTCTGTTGTACAGATGATCATGGTTAAGAAGCCAAAAGGCCCAGATATGTCCGGAGTAGAAGCTCGTAAGGGTTACGAAATGGTTGTAGAGGGTAAACCAGATAATTTAGCGGTAGTATACGGCAGGGCAAAAGTAGGCGGAGTTAGAACTTATCATGCTACATCTGCGGTGTTCGAATATGTACCGTCTAACGCTGATAAATCATTTGTATCAGGTGTAGAAGGTAATTATAGTGGTAGTATAACAGAAGAAGTTTATAGCCCCCTCACAGGAGGTAAGGTAACTGTACTCAAAAGTTGGGAATCAGTAATTAATACACAACTAGATGAAACGCTTGAAGGTCAAAGAAATGAATTTTTATTCTTTGAACAAGCTATTTGTGTTGGTGAAATTAATGAAATTTATGATGTAATTGTAGATGAGTCTAAATACTTAACAGATCCAAGTCTAGGAACATACGGCAAACCTCAATATAGCTCTACCTATGACGATAACAATTCGCCTGAAGCATATAAATGGCATGATGTGACAAAACCACGAGCAGCCTTTAGAATAGACTTGCATTACAGTTCAGATTTTCATCAAGAGCGAAGTGGCGGCTATGGCCAAGCAAATTCTATATTTACAGCCAATTTTGCTGATAGAAGAACAGCTACATTTACAGGAATGACATATGCAGCGTGCGTAATTAGAGTTGATAAAGATAATCCACAATTTAATCAAACTCCTAATTTGCAATTCTTAATAGAAGGTAGAAAAGTATACACTATAGATAAAGTCAATGATACGTATTCGCTATCAACTATTAGAACATACAAAAATAATCCATCATATTGTTTATTAGATTATTTAATGAATGAAACTTTTGGTGGAAAGATACCTATAGATGAACTGGATTTAGAATCTTTTTATCAATCTGCCCAAATATGTGATACTGTTGTATTCCCTAATGCAATTGCTGGTGGACGTATTTGGAATCCTTCAGAACCTGGTTCTCGTAATGGTGAAGATGGTAATGGTAAACGTAATGTACGACTATACGAGTGTAATATTCTTATTGATACAAATAAAGCACTTCGTGATAATGTTGAAGAAATATTAGCAACAATGTCTGATGCTCGTCTTGTTTGGTCTCGAGGTCAATATAGACTATTATTGCAATACACAAATACAGCTGATGACCTTTTGACTGTTGCTGCTACTTTAACAGATGAAGACCTTGTATTAGACCAAGATATTGAGATAACATATCCTTCAGCAAGCGATAGATATAATTGTTGTACAATTAAATTCCATAATGAAGCTAATGATTTTAAAGAAGATGCTGTAAACTGGCCTCATAAAGTTGTTGATAATACATTAAGAGGTTTTAGCGGAATTAAATATCCTTTAGCAGATTTCACATGGAAAGATGAAGGCAGTGGCCGTAGACTTTTAAATAAATATGGTGTATGGAATAGTACTACTAATCAACTTAATCAAGCAAATGGTTACGGACTCGTATATCATTTAATTGTTAACCCACATAATGATGGTGATGATTGGACATTAAAGTGCTATGGCGATGATATTATAGAAGTAAGAATTTACAATGTTGATGAAGTTACTGGAGTTAAAGAATTAATAAATGGCTTTCCAAAAACTGCAACATATGGACATTCAATGGGTATAGTAGAAAATGTACATTTACCTTCTTGGCACTGGTCTGGACCTAATTTAGATGTTAGAATAGATAATGGTAGATATTATCGAATTGAAATAGATGGCGGAAGTATCAAAAGTGAAAAAGGTGTGGCAGCAGTAATTTATAATAGTACACGAATACTTTGGTCTACGCGAGAAATAGCTTATCAAGGTGTGCAAAGACTTGATTATACAACTGCTATATACAATCAAATGAAAGAAGAAGATAATGGTCTTGAATTAGACTTAGAAACATCTTTTGCAGGTATTGTAGACTATTATCACGCTATATCTAAAGCAGAGGAATTAGTCAAGACTAGTCGAACAGCATATACAATTAAATTTAAATATGTTATTAGAAATAAATATTTAGAACCTGGTGACTATATTATATTGGATAGTGAAACGTTAAATATTCGTTCATTAGCTAATAATGTTGCAAGCGAAGAGCGTCATACTTATTTTAGAATTAACTCTGTAAAAATATCTGAAGGCAATACGTGTGAAGTTGTAGCGCAACGATTCCATTGGACACAATTAGCATGGACTGCTAAAGACGGTGAGTATATTAGACCAACTAATAATTACTTAACAAAAATAGCAGCACCATCTGAGGTAGCTTTATTTAGAGACGCTTATAGTCAAAATACATCAGGTACTTTACGATGGTCAGATGCTAATGAACCTGATTTTCTTAATTATATTATTTACATGTATGAGGGGGGTTCAGTAAGTGGCGTAGGTGTACCAGAATTCCATGAGATTGGAAGATCGACTATAAATGAATTTAAATTACCTAAGCTAAGTGTTAGTAGTGCTATCTTTGCTGTTCGTACTCAATCAAGAACAGGTTTTTCTAATTATGCTTATACTAGTACAACAGAAGCTGAAGTATTTACTACAGATACTTATGGATTTCTTGGATTGTTGCTTTCTAATATTTCTAATCAACTTTCTTGGACTGCATTTAGTGTTTATAAAAATGGTGCTAAAGTTATTGATATTAGCGCAGGTTCATATACAGCCGAGATAAACTATAATAAGACACTTTATATATATTTTGATACAGACCTAAGATTTTCATATGATATTAACAGCTTTAGAAATAAGCAATTATTAGGTACGTATGTATTTGGTTTAGTTGTACAAATGCAATTAAGTTCTGTATATGCCCCTACTTCTATAAATATCTTAGGAAGAACAGATACAACTTTTAATACAAGAGATGCTGAAATTGTATGGAGCAACAAAGCTGAAGAGCCTATTCAACCTAGCCGTTATTTAGTTCAAATTTCAAATATTGATAATGTAACTAAAAAGTCTTATACAGTAGATACGCCTTCATTTAAATTTACATATGACATGAATAAGGAACTGTTTGTAACAGCTTCCAGAATATTCAAAGTGAGAGTTTATAGTATTGATGCGTTAGGTAATATGACTCAAGGTTATATTGAAGCTACTGTTGAGAATGCTGCACCATCTGTTACACAATTTAGTGTATCACCTAGCTTCAGAACAGCATTGGCTAAGGCAACCTTGGTATCAGACAGTGATATTACAAAGTATGTATTTAAAAAATTCAGTGAAGCTAACCCTGGTGGAACGGCTGTAATTGTAGAGACACTAAACAACTATGCTAATATTGAAGCAACAGAAGGTATTGATTATTGGTATACGGTTACTGTGCATGATGAATATGGCGCAGGCACAGAGAGTGCTCGTGTAACAACACAATCAGTTAGTTTCTCTGGAACAATGAACACTGGTTCTATCTTTATCTATACACGTTCAGCTACTACACCATCTGTACCTAGTGTAAATGTTACATATACATTTTCTACTAAAGCTGTAACAGGGTTAAATAATAATTGGGCATTAACAGCTCCTACTGGTACTGATCAATTATATATGAGCATGGCGTCTGCATTATCTTCAGAGCTTACAGATACTATTTTACCTACAGAATGGTCTGTTCCAGTTAAATATGAAATTAATGCTGTCAATTACCGTAGTGCAATGGTATATGCGTATCAAAGATCAGCTACAGTATTGACAACCAACCCTGGAGATGTTACATATGATTTTACTAGTAATGCTATTACTACAGCTAATCTTTCTAATGGATGGTTGAAAGCTATTCCTAGTGGTTCAGATCCGTTATATATTATAACAGCTATTGCTAATAGTCAAACCAATACAGACACCATATCTGCAAATGAATGGTCTACACCGGTAATATTGGCTAAAGATGGTGCTAAAGGTGAAAGTGGTTTAAACGCTGCTGTATTTGGTATTAATAATGCATCTTCTACATTTAATAAAAATGCTGCAGGAGTTCTTAATCCAGCAACTGGTATCGTATTAACTACTAGTTATCAAAACATAACTGGAACTATTACATATCAATGGCAAAAGAATGGTACAAATATTAGTGGTGCTACAAGTAGTTCATATACTGTACCTACAACCGATTATGCTAGTGTAACAACTAATGCGTACAAATGTATAATTACAGGAACTATAAATGGTATAGCTAGTTCATTAAATGACACAATAACAATCCCACTATTAGTTGATGGTTCATCTTCACCTGTAGTTGTTTTGTCTAATGATAATATTACAGTACCTGCCCCTAATACTGGCTATGCCGGAATTAACTTTAGCAGTGCTGGATGTTCTGTACAAGCGTATATTGGTACTAATGCATTGGCTTATAGCGCAACAGGTGGTGCAAATACATTTAAAGTAACATTGGCTACAACTGGTGTTACAGTTGCCGCTAATACAAATGCAAGCATCCCTGCTCCAACAGCTATGTCGGCTGATGTAGCATACACAGATGTCACTGTAACAATATATGATTCAAGCAATACTGCTCTGACGCCAATAGTGCAGAGAATTACGTATTCCGTTAGTAGAACAGGCAATACTGGTTCAGCTGGCGATGCCGTTGATATCATATTCATTCGCAGTGCTTCACAGCCGTTAGTTCCAACAGCGTCTACAAGTACTCCAACTAATTGGTATTCTGACGTAGCGTCTGTACCAGCTAGTGCAAATGCTTTATGGTCAAGTGTAGGGATTAAATCAACAGGCTCTACTACATACACATGGGATACTCCATCAAGAATCGAAGGAGCAAGTGTAGCAGAGGTTACAGTATACACTCGTGGTGTGCCAACTACAACACCTACAGGTGGTAGTTATACATTTGGTGCTGCAAGTCCTTTGACAACTGTACCTACTTCAACAGGTGCTACATGGTCAGCTTCAATACCGACAGGTACTGCCGCTGTGTATACATCTCGTGCTGTGGTAAACACTGCTGCAGGAAATACGAGTGCTGTAACAATTACTGGATGGTCAATACCTGTTATTAGTTTACAGAATGGTGTAGATGCTATTATTGTTGATTTATTATCTGAGTCGGATATAACTCCAGCTAATAATGATGGAACAGATTACAACTTACCTCCTAGCAATAATTTAAAGCTCTATTCAGGCGGTACAGTTGTCACAAGCGGTGTTACATACTCTGGTGGTGGTGCTAAAAACGGATTGACAGCTTCTATTGATACTGCTGGCGTAATTACATTCACGGGAGCCTCTTGGACAACTGATAGTGAATCCTTTACATTTACAGCTACATATAATAGTGTTGCGTATTCAGCTATTTATACATATGTTAAATCTAAAAAGGGTGCTGCAGGTGTTGTAATAGATCTTAAATCAGAAACAGATGCTGTATTTGCAGCCAATGACGGAACAGTTTCTACGTTACCAAGTGGCAATGCTGTATTAGTATATGAAGGTGGTACATTAGTAACTACTGGAATTACTTATGGTGTAACTGCTGCAACTCTTAATGGATTAACTTTAAGTGTAAATACATCTGGTATAATATCATTAACTCAGACAACTTGGACAAGTGATAGAGAAGTATTTAACATTACTGTTACATATAAAAGTACTACTTATAATGCTTTATATAGTATTGTTAAATCTAAAACAGGTGCAAAAGGTGCTGATGCTGTACGCGCAGATTTATTATCAGAATCAGATGTAACTCCAGCAGATAGCGATGGGAAAAATTATTCATTACCTCCTGCAAATAATTTGAAATTATATGTAGGTGCTGCTGTTCAAACTACTGGTGTCACGTATTCAGTTAGTGCGGCAGTATCAGGATTAACTGCAGCTATTGATACAAGTGGCACTATAACATTCAGTGGTACATCTTGGGCTAGTGACTTAGCTACATTTGTATTTAGCGCTGTATATAATAGTATCACATATCAAGCTACTTACACATATGCTAAATCTAAGAAAGGCGTTAGTACAGTATTAGTAGATATTAAATCTGATGCTGATGTTGTAGCTGCAACTAATTCGGGTAGTGTAACAACACTTCCTAGTGGAAATGCTATTGCAGTATATGAAGCAGGAGCATTAGTTACAACAGGTATTACATATGCCGGTGGAGTTACTAAAAGTGGTCTTACATTAGCTATTGACGCAAGTGGAAATATTTCCTTAAATCAATCATTAGGACCATGGTCTAGTGATGCCGAATCGTTTACAATTACTACTACATATAAAGGTGTATCATATACTAATATTTATAGTATTGCAAAAGCTAAAGCAGGTGCTGAAGGTAAGAGTACATTTGCTGCTAAAATATATTCTCAAACTAATAGCACAGCCCCAACGGGCGGTAGTTATAATTTTAGTAATAAAACATTAACAGCACCTGCTGGATGGTCTGCAACTCAGCCTGCATCAAGCACAAGCGCAACATATGCATGTGATTTTATTTTTGAAGCAACTAATTCAACAGCAAATATTACAGCAACAACGTGGTCTGCTCCGTATATATTTACTAAGAATGGTATTGATGGTAATCCAGGTGGACCAGGGGCTTCAGGCACATCTGTATATACAGCTACTGTATATGCACAGCAAACAAGCACCCCGTCAGCGCCAACAGGTGGTAGCTATAATTTTAATAATAGTACATTAACAGCGCCTTCTGGTTGGACTATAACTCAGCCTGCAACAACAACTACTCCGACATGGAGTTGTAATTATTTATTTAATACAACAACACCTACTACAGCTGTACCAGCTGGAACATGGGCAAATGTTAAAATAGAAGCTCAAAAAGGTGCAGATGGTGTTAGTGTACAAGGAACTGCAGGTAAATCGGCAACACGTGCATTTACTGTGAAAAATATTGGTACTACACCTACTATTTCTAATTATACCACTACTAATTCTGTACAGACAGTTCCATCATCTATTGATAGTACTTGGTATACTACAACACAAACAGTAGGTAATGGACAAGCTCAATGGCAAACAGATGGAATTATTGATGCTACAACAACTACATGGAGTGCTCCATACCTAACTGTATTCAAAGCCGATACATTAGAGGCATTTACTACCAACACAGGCAATTTATTTGCTACAGGTGATATTGTATTAAATACTAATAATAAGGCAGTTAAGTCTTCAGGTACTGCATTTGGTGGTAGTGGTTTTTATCTAGGATTGAATGCTAGTGGACAGGGCATATTTTCAGTAGGAAGCTCTACAACAGGTATTTCATGGAATGGTTCTGTGTTTACTATAACAGGCCCCGTTATACAAACTTCTAACTTTACTACAACAACAGCAAATGCTATTACTAATTCAAAAGTAACTTGGACAGACGTAAAAGGTAATGTAGTAACAGGCCTGCCTGAAGATGGTGCTAATAAAGTGACTACATATCGTCAAAGTACTGCTCCCACAGGCAAGGATAACGATTTATGGATTGATACAACAACTGCTGCATATCCTGTAACGAAAACGTGGACCGGTAGTGCATGGGAAGTGGCAACAGGCTTTACAGCTACTCAAGGAAGTAAACTCACAAATATACAAGATGGCGCTACTGTCGGAGCTACGTGGGGGACTAATATTGCTAATGTAGATACAGCTTATATCAATGCTGAAGCAGTTACAGCCCTTCCTAAGCAAGGCTATATGCTTGCACAATCTCAGCAATTGGGCACTCAAACAAAAGTAACTAAATCTTTTACAGCGTTTACAGCACCTGCCGCTGGAAAATATCAAATATTTATAACGGCTATATTTCATAATGTTAGTACAGGAACTAATACGAGAGTACAATGTAGAAGTAGAGTAAATGATGTAGATACTCAAGATTTTTACCCAAGTTACTATGTAAATACAGGAAGTGGTGGTACACCAATAGACCCTTTTAATCAGTCGGGTATTGGGAATAGTACAACTGCTGGGTCTTCTGTTAAAGTAGATATGCGACAAGATGTATCAGTTACGCTTGGACAATCAGTTACAGTATCTATAGAAATGACAGCATGGGCAACTAATTCAAGTTTATTCTTCTTAGCTGCTTATTATACAGCTATTCTTTTTAAGAGATAATTTATGTACTATATTAAAGTTAATACTATTGGCAAAATTGAAGAAGCTATGATTTCTTCGTCCTCAGAAGTTTTAGTAACCGATGACTATACTTTAATTGAAGTCACGGAAGAAATGTTTAATGAAATACGTACTTCTTTACATTATTGGGATTCTCAATTTATAAAGGTTCCAATAGCTCCGGATGTTTACCATGAGTTTGACTACGTGTTTAGAGAGTGGCGTCCAATGGACGATTATCTTTCAAGAGCTAGAGTGCAAAACAAAGAAGCTATAAATAGTTTAAGTAGTGATATAATTATTAAAAGGTATCCAATATATCGTCAAATAAACTATAATAGAGCGCCAGCAGCGCAGAGTACGATAGACATGAATTCATGGATAGATGAAATAAGAGGAAGTAGTAATATTGCTAATACGTCTATAGACTTAGTTACTGATTTAACAACTATGGAAAATATTGTAAATGCGTTCCAAACTGAAGTAGCTAATTTATAATTACAACCAGAGAGTTTAAAATGAAATATTTATTTGCGCGTTTAAAAGAGCCATCTACTTGGTTCGGTATTATATCTTCTACTTTAGCATCATTAAGTGCTTTTAAAGTAGTAGAACTATCACCAGAACAAATGGACGGTGTATTAGCGTTATCTGTTGCTATCTTAGGTGGTGGACATGTAACATCAAAGGATCCTGAATAATATGGCGAAAAAACCTAGACGTACTCAAGAAAACATTATTGAACCTACTGGTGAAAAAGCTTTAGAGCTTTTAACAGATGCACAAAAACGATATTTAAATTCCATCAAAGCAAATATAATAACATTTGGTGTTGGAGTTGCTGGTACTGGAAAGTCATATGTAGCATTATCATATGCTGCACAATTACTACAAAGTAAACGAATATCAAAAATAATTGTGACAAGACCTGCAGTAGAAGCTGGTGAATCGTTTGGATTCTTACCTGGGGAGCTAGAGGAAAAATATGCTCCCTACATTGATCCAATAAAAGATATATTGAATAAAAGACTAGGTCATTCGTTTACAGACTACCTGTTTAAACGTAAAGTAATTGAAGCAAAGCCCTTGGCATTTATCAGGGGTAGTACATTTGAGAATGCATTCATAGTATTAGATGAAGCTCAGAATTGTACGCCTGCTCAAATGAAAATGTTCTTAACACGTATTGGTGAAAATACCAAGGTTGTTATTGATGGTGATATACAACAAAAAGATATCAAAGGTAACTCAGGATTAGCTGATGCTATTATTAGGTTACAGGGTATTAATAAGGTTGGTATTGTTACCTTTGATGTGGATGATATCGTACGTAGTGGTATCTGTAAAGATATTGTGAAAGCTTACTTATAAAAGGAGATTGGCCCTGACTTCGGTTGGGGTCTTTTTATATATGATTATACGAAAAATTAAAAATAAAGATGAATTACATGATTGTGTTAAGATCTATATGAAATTTGCACAACCTGATTTAATTAGAGCAGACTATGATACATCATTATCTTCAATGAGAAAGATAATAGGTGTGCGAGGATTCTTAAGAGTTGTAGAAGTAGATGGTGAGATAAGGGCATGGTTACTGGCTGATGTAAGACGTAATGAATGTATCAAGGATCCACTACTACAACAATGTTTCTTTGCTTCTGATTTAACAGGAACTAAAGCTGTTAGAGCTGTAGTATTACTTCATGAAGAATTAATTGAAGAAGCGAAGCGTAGAAATATTAACTGTATTATTTCAAACGGAAGCAATGTGGACGAGAAAAACGTGTTCACCAGAATTCTAGAAAAACAGGGCTGGAGTCGGATCGGATACCTAGCTACGTGGCATTTGGACGAGCATCCTTTATGATGGTGATGCCAAAATTTTCCGCGTCAAGACGGGGCATTTCTGCACAAATTTTGGGTAGCGTGAAATCTGGGCGTGTGTGGGCACGCGGTGTGGGCGCATCACTGAGGGATCAGCGTGGCACCCGCGTGCCGTGTGGGGCAATTTCTGGCGGCAGAACGGGCACTCTCAGCGTGTGGCGTGTGGCAGTTTTCAGCACCGAACCCGTTAAATTAACCCTTCAGACGTTCCCCCTCAATTAACCCTTTGGTCATTATCCATTAATTGTTAATTCCTAATACGGAAATAATGGTATCTTATATGATAATCAATATAGATTATTATAACCAAGGAGTATACTATGAAACATAATAAAGTAACACCTATCCAACAATTGGCATTAATTAATAATAAAAATGTTCCTTTTCCTTTCCGTAAAAAGAAAGAGAAAAATACGGAAGCTTTTGATACCTTTCTTAAGGCAGCATTGAAGGAGCAAAAATGAAAAGTACAGTATTATTTTTGATTAACGCAAACTTAGATTGTGATATTAGACGTCATGTCCCATGGGATTATGAAGATGTCGATGCGGAAGATTACAACGCTGTAATCCAAATGTGGGATACAGCCAGCACAAGAATTAGAATTGGTGACAATCTGCAGTATACGTGGGATAGCCTCACGTGGGTTGGGCGGGATGTAGACTGTCTAGCTGCAATTTTAGATAGATTAAATGAAGAAGATTTTAAATTGTGTGTCCTCACAGAAGGGCATATCTACCAGCAAGGGTTGCTGGTACTTTAACATAGGGATGGTCTTCGGACTATCCCTTTTAAACGCGGAAAAAGAGGTATCTTATATGAAGTACAATAAGGTACCTCAACTAACTTTAATATTCCAAAAGGAAACTAACATGTTTAACGAAATTATAAACTATTTTACAGCTGACAGAAAAGTAATTGATGAAGCTAGAGATTTATTAGTGGAATTAAGAGCTGAACAAGAAGCTGCTGATGCTTTAATGGCAAAACTTGAAGCAAGAGTTTTAGTAATGAAAACAATCAATTGCAAACAATCGTAGTAGACTTAACATTAATCAGTAATTCAAGTAAAGTATATGAAGTACATCACAATTTAATTAATCCAAGAGGAATTTCAAATGAACGCAGTAGAACACGCGCAACAAATAGTAGATTTAAAATTAGCAGAAATGCAAAAAGAACACGAAGCAAGAATTGCTGAATTGAACAAAGAATTTAATATTGAAGAGCGCTTAGCAGCTCTCCTTAACATTCCAAGAGGAAACTAAAATGCCAACTATGTATTTTGATGTAAACAATTTTGAAACTGAATTTAACAATGCAAAAGATCCATCTTTCTGGAGTGATTTCTTTGATGATATTGGTAATTCATTTAATTACTATGCAGATATGATTACACCTGAATTCTTTAAAAAGCCATGGACTCAAGCTGATGTAGATGCTTACAATGCAGCATTAATGTGGTTCTTGATTGGCTACTACGTTGCTTTATTCATAATATTAATGATATTATGATAAATCTAAATAAAGAGTTTGAAAAAGATCAAGTTAAACACGAACAAAAGCGTAAGGAAGAACATACGGAAGAATACTTGCTTCTTGAGGAGTTGTATGATACTATTGCCTATGTATTTGGGCGAAAGTATACAATGATTCCTCAGCGCAATGGAATGTATAGATTGAAACTTGTAAAAGATATCGATCAATTTAAAAAAGGTTCTCTAGGCGGGTTGGTTTCTAATGAGGATAATGTTTCGCATAGTGGTAATTGCTGGGTTACATTTGATGCTAAAGTTCTTGACGATGCAAAGATTAAAGATAATGTTCTAATTACAGATAAAGCAGTTGTTAGGCAACAATCACTAATAACAGATAATGTTATGGTTGGTGGCCAAATGGCGGTCGCAGGTAATACCTACCTTGGCGGTGAAGGTATATATTGCGCTAGTGAGATTCTTTTTAACTTTTGCGAGATTGTTGAAAATGAAAATTCAAATTGAAGCGTTATACGTGTTAAATGAAAAAGCTTATTATGCAAAAACAGAGTCTAATCATTTAACAATAGATCCGACATTATATGTAAGAACGGTAAAAGTTCATGAGCTACATGAATTAGCAGTAATGGAAACTTCAGTCTATTCTGAAGATTTTATCGATATGCAAGAATATGTACCAATAGCTTGTCTTAATGGGTCTCTCATCCCCTTTTTAATAGAAAAAGAAAAATCAAAAACTCTACAACGACTAATAGTTGAGCATAAAAGAAATAATTAGTGCTTCGGCACTAGTATTGTAGGTACTCCCCTCTATCACCCTTCGGGGTGGTGGAGGGTTAACCTCTTTATTTTTTTCTTCTAAATGAATAAATTATTATTACAATACGTAATTATTTTAGGCTCTACTAGTTTAATATTTGGTGTAAGTGCGGGAAATTCTTTTCTCTCATTTATTTTATTTCTATATTTGGTAAAAATTAAATGACATGCGAAATAGATTAAAGCAATCTTTAACACGTAGAATGCAGTTAGAAATTGCACCACAAAGTCCACTCAAATTTTTAAAAGAAATAGATGTAGAAAATATATTAGATATAATAATATCTAACGTATACTTATACACTCGTCCAAAGAGAGGTGCTATAAATAAACAAATACTAATGGTTGAAGTGATCAGTATTATTGGGCATTCGGTAAGACGCGGCTTAAAGAAAGACTCTTCTATTGCAGCTAAGACCGGTGCATTCATATTATATTCATTTGAAGAACTTGGAATGCTTAGGGCAATACTTGGTTCTGCTGGAAATGGACATGCAACATATGTTGTAGAAGTTTTAGATGATGCAACAATACAATTACTATGGGAAGGTGTAAGCAGAGAAGGTGCCAAAGGTAAATTACCTTCAATAACACCATATGAACCTTATACAGAGTTCAAACACCCTACTGGACAAGTATTAGTCAAGACGGGTAATAAAGATGTTCCAACAAAATTAACACCTGCAACACATCCTATAGTATTTGATTCAGTAAATAAAAGCTTAAATACGGGTTGGCAAATAAACAAAGAAGTTTATAATGTTTCTAAATGGGCATTGAATAACCATACTGATGCATTTAGTGATATATGGGAGCAGCAAAATCCTCAAGCTAAGACTACTAAATTAAGGGAAACAAAAGCTATTCTATCTATAGCAGATAAGTTCATGGATACTGTATTTTACCATATGTATTACCTTGATTTCCGTGGAAGGAAATATCCAACAACGGCATATCTCCATGAACAATCTAGTGATATTGCTAAAGGTCTTTTAATGCGTCAAGATAAGAAAGTAATTGGCGAAGAAGGTTTCTTTTGGCTATGTGTATCTATCTCCAGTAACTGGGCAGGTTCATCAGGACGTGAAGATGGTGCAAAGACAGATAAGATTAATCTCAAAGACCGATATCAATGGGTATTAGATAACCAAGAGATCTTATTATCATATGCAGAAAGTCCAAAAGTAAATCAAGGATGGATGTCAGGAGATAAGCCATGGCAATTCTTAAGTGCATGTATTGAATTAAGAAATGCTTTAAAATTGGGACCAAGATATTTAGAGTATGAGTCACATGTTGAATGTTTTATTGACGGATCAACGAACGGCTCACAACATTTATCTGCATTAACAAGAGATGAAATAACAGCTCCATATGTTAATTTAATTCCATTAGAACTTCCAGGTGATTTATATGCATATGTTGCCGAACATGTATGGAATAAAATATCTAATGACATAGCAAGAATGCCAGCGGATTTAATCTTTCAATGTGAAGATTTTATAGATGGCTTAATTAAATTAAAGAAAAAGATTACTGCATCCGAACCTAAGTCTGAAATTAGGAATCAACTAGTAGCTCAAATTAAAGCCTATAAACAACAATGGGCGGATATTGGCTCTGTTGCAGCACCTGTATTTTGGAATCGTATAAAAGATTTGAAACAAAGAAGGAAGATAGTTAAAAGAAACACTATGACTCTTCCCTATGGAGGTAGCAGTTATGGATTGGGAGAGCAACAAATCCTTGATGCAAAAAAGCATGGAATAGACTTGCTACTTCATATGGAGCATAAATGGGGAGCTTGGCTGGGCAGATTAGTATTTGAAGATTGTAAAGCTTCATTAGAGAAGCCGATGAGACTGTTAAATATATTTGAGAATGCCGGAAGAAACTGTGAGAAAATTGAAGAATTTTTATCATGGAATGTTCCAATAGTAAACTTTCCTGTAGTACAAAATTATACAGAAGGTAAAGTTAAAAAGATTTATGTACAGTATGGGCCACCAGTTGGGTCACGTAAATCTACAGGTTATTATGAAAACACTTTTCAATTAGCAATATGTTTTATTGAAGATGTGGTTCCTAGTAAAGGTAAACAGTCTCAAGGAGCAGCACCTAACGTTATTCATAGTTTAGATGCAGCGCACTTAGCACTTACTACACACCGTTGTGATTTTACAATTACAACAATTCATGACAGCTATGGTTGTTTATTTGCTGACATGCCAAATCTCTTTAGAATAGTTCGCGAGACATTTGTAGAACTTTATAAAGATAATCCATTGTTTCCAATAATGGATGATATTGACGGAGATCTTACTTATCTTGAGATGGGTGATCTTGATATTAATTTAATTCTAGAAAGCGAATACGCTTTCGCATAGGAGTTTATATGACACAGCCACAAAGATTTACAATACATGAATACGCAGAATTGACTGGAACAACACCTAATACTGTCCGTACACATATCGTAAGAAGTCAAGCAGATCCAGTAGATGCTATACGTAATAGAAACGGTAGCATAACTTATGTTTATAGCGGTATTGATTTAAAGGCATGTATGCACAACTCAAGAAAGAAAGAGAGAGAAGTCATTGAGATCACAAATCCAATGTGCAAATTTCTTGCTAATCCGATAATGCCTGTTGGCAAATGGTATGGATTTGCGATATGAGCAACGTAACAATGATTAAACGGTCTGATAAGAAGAACCATAATAGAGTATTGAAAATAGCTGAGAATTGTAAAGAAGATTACAAAGCTTTAGAAGATGCTTTAAACGATGATTGGTTTCTAACAGATGTAATATGTGTTGTAGGAACACCTGGCTACCACAGTGCAGCCACAGTATTTATTTTGTATAAGGATTAATTATGATGCGTGATTTAATTATTGATGAAATCCTTGGTTCAAAATGGTACCAAGATCTTTCACGCAATGAAAAAGATAAGCTTGACGTACAGAGATTGAGTTATAAAGGTCTCTTGGAAGCTCTTAAAAAATCTTTAGACCCTACTAGTAGGGCTTTTTAGTTAAGGAAAGTTATGCGTGATGAAATGATTGATCAAATTCTGGGTTCAAAATGGTACCAAGATCTTGCAGACAATAAAAAGTTAGACTTTAACTTATATATATTAAGTCATAAAGATCTCTTGGAAGCTTATAAAAAGTCTTTACCTAATTGTTAATTTTAAAAGCCTGAGTATGCTTTAACTGCTCAAAACAAAATGGAGGAAAGTATGTTAACATCAATAGGTTGTCTCGTAGCTGTAATGTATTTCGAGGCAAGAAACCAACCAGTTGATACGATGTTAGGTGTAGGTCAAGTATTGATTGAACACGCACAGCCAGGGGAGAATCTATGTCACGTTATTAAACGCGATCCGGGTTTATTTACATGGGCACGACATGGTATGAAAACACCTAACCCTAAGCGTAAAGCCGACAGAAATGTGTTGGATAAGCAATATGAATTGGCGCGAAAAATGTTATTCAGAAATCTCAGAACTACTAAACTAACAGAAGGCTATACGCATTTTAATAATGTGCCTTTAGGCAAGCGCTTCAGAACAAATGTTAAAATGGTAAAAATTGGCGATTTATTATTTTTCTAAGGAGAACCAAATGGATAATATTCTGAGTACGATTAACTATGTTTTAAATTTAGAGATAGACGCATTTGAGGAATACGTCTGTGACCAGTGGAATGATGAAACATTCACACCACGAAATAAACATATGCTTGATAGAGCATTAATAGATAGTAATATTGATCATATGTATAAGACAGCTTACTTAGCTGGAGAAGAATATGTTACATTAGTAGCATTTGAGAATAAAGTCAGGAGTCTGACTTTGAATCAACAACAACAATCGGCAATGTGGAAATAATTATGTTTAAAGATATTTGGCAAGCTATGTTTTCATTAGCAGTAGTAATACCATTATTTGTATTGCTATTCATTCTTTATATTCCTCTTAGAATCTTTGGAATTGATATATTAAAAATTATAGAGGTAAAAATAGATGATGTCTTACGGTGATATAGCACTATGGTGCTCATTACTTTTTGTAATGTATAAGAATCTTCATTGGTATAAGGTTGCTCGTACACAATCTGAACTAAATGAAAAACTTCAAGATAAGATTGCTGAACTTGAAACGATTATAATTATTCATGGAATCAAAAATGAGAGTAAGCACTAGAGCTGTAATGATTAGATTAGGTATCAACCAGATGCAACTAGGTATGGCATTGTACTCAGGACGATTACCTAATCATGGAGCAGATGCCACATGGGATAAAGAATCCATTGAACCATATTTGGTTAATTGGGAAAGACAACTTAAAGCTAAAGAAAGAACAGGTATAAGAAATGATTAGTCAATTATTAGAAGCTGTAAGCTGTAAAGTTTTAGAAAACATGGTAGTAGAGTTATTGCACCAAGGTTGGATGCCACTGGGCGGAGTTGCAGCATGCGCACCTCCCGATGTTACTCCACTTTATGTTCAAGCTATGGTACGGGATAATGTTAGTGCTTAAAGAAGAAGTAATTGAAGTACTTAGCTTACTTAAGCTATTAAGAGCAATGCTAGGTGAAGGCAAAAGTGGATACGAGGATTCTGTAGCAACAGTTGATCGTTATATTAATTTATTTTCAGAATGGTTAAAAGCATGATTACATTTAGACAAAACTCAGACGTACGTAATTTCTTTTATGGAAAAGAAGATCATCCACATTGGGAGCCACTGTGGCAACACTTTTCAAACATCTTAAGAAATACACATGATGCTGCAGGTTACATTCATGAATTTGGCGGTGATCTTCATATTCTAGAATCTTTTGGAGATTTCTTGCATGTAACATTTATGGGCATGGATGATAATGGTGTATTTAGAGAAACTAATCTTGCGTTAGATCCTGGCTCATTTGATATTGCTCGAAAAATCAAAGATTCTGACTGGTATGAGTTTCATTTCATCACTACAAATGCAGGCGGTCCAGTTTGGTTCATTCCAGAAGAGCTTGCTAAAGTAAATGAAAACGTGCAAGAATCAGTAAATATTTCCTAATAAATGTGGGTCTCTATAAATGCTTAGAGACCCCGTTAAATTAACCCTAATTCAAAAATCAAAAGAGAGAACAGCAATGGCAAAGTTATATGACGTAGAAATTTATTTCGCTAAACTTGGTAAACCAAACGGCAAGTTTAATAAAGAAAATCCTACATGGGAACTCCAAATTCGGACTACCGACAAAGAGAAAAAGAAAGAATGGGAAGCTATTGGATTGACTGTCAAGCCTATCGTTCCAGATGATGGTGATACATATTTCAGAGCTAATCTGAAAAAGAAGTCTATTAAATCAGACGGTACACCAAATGAACCTGTGAAACTGATTGATGGTAAATTAAGACCTATTGATCCCAACACGATTGGAAATGGATCTATCGGTAATATTCGTGTATTTGAATACGAATATAAAGATCCAATGGGGGTTACAAAGAAAGGCTTTACCCTTATGACAGTACAATTAACAAAGCATATAGTATATACTCCACGTACCAGCGAAGATGATTTCGGTGAGACAGAATATGAACGTGAATTCAGCAGTAATGAAACTGACGATGACGTATTCTAAATATATGATAAATTATACATACAAAATACTTAATAAAGATCACCAATTTGTAGCTTTTATTAGAGAATGTGAATTAGATAGTATGATTTCTAATTTTAAAGACGGATATTTTATAAAAGCAGAAACAAATAATATGCCACTTCAAGGAATTTCTTTTATTAGAAATATTGATGAACTTGATGCGTGGTATGCACAGATAGATCGAAGACATTGGAAGAAAGAACGTACAATTTCATTTCTTTATGATCTTCAAATAGTATATAAAGCAACTATCAATGAATATTTAACTGAGAATATTCGTGATGTTACTGAGTATAATTTAAATAATGACCATTTAACTGCAGTAATTAGAGAAAGTAATGGAAACGAAATTGTATTCCATGACGAAGAAGCTTTAGATAATTATCTCATGAATTATCGTAAACCCCAAGAAGTAAATAATGCAGTAGACCCTAAGCATTATAAAGGATATGTAGATGAATTACAATGGTTAGACACAATGAGTAGAATACCTACTTTGCGTGATCCAGCGAAATTCGAAGCAGCAGTTGAATTACAAATAAGAAAATACCTTGACCGTAATGGTCAAAAGGATGATTCTCTACAAGAACTCCAAAAAGCTTTATGGTACTTAAAGTACTTAATCGCCTATAAAAAGGCCGGCAGACCGATAAAGGTTGGAGAAGTAGAAAGCATCCTATAACAAAATCGGCACCTCACTAATACTGGGGTGCCTTTTATTTGGAAATTATATATGAATTATGTATTCGACATTGAAACCGATGGACTATTAAAAGACGTAACACAAATGTGGATCATGGTTGTTCATGATGTAAGTGCTAATAAGCGAATGCAATTTTTGCAAGGAGATATGAATTGGATACAACTATTCAATAATGCTAGACAAGTTATGGGTCATAATATTATTGGATATGACTTAGCTGTATTAAAGAAGCTATTCAACTATGAATTACCTAAGAGCGTAAAAGCTGTAGATACACTTATTCTTTCACAAGTATTAGACTATAGGAGGTTCGGTAAT